ATGATTAACAATGTTTCTTCACTTTTTCCAACCGTCAACCGCAATATTACAGCTGTATATAAAAAAAGCAGCTTCTCTGTATCACCACAGAAAATCACATTAAATCCTGTAAAAATCAGCTCACCTTTTTCACCAAGCAGTAGCTCCATCAGCGCAACAACTCTCTTTCGAGCCCCAAACGCCCATTCGGCATCATTTCATCGACAGTCTACTGCTGAAAGTTCGTTACATCAACAACTTCCTAATGTGAGGCAGCGCCTGATACAACATCTTGCAGAGCATGGCATTAAACCTGCCCGGAGTATGGCTGAACATATTCCTCCGGCACCTAACTGGCCTGCGCCACCACCGCCAGTACAAAATGAACAATCAAGACCTCTGCCTGATGTGGCTCAGCGTCTGGTGCAGCATCTTGCAGAGCATGGCATTCAACCAGCCCGGAATATGGCTGAACATATTCCTCCGGCACCTAACTGGCCTGCGCCACCACTGCCAGTACAAAATGAACAATCAAGACCTCTGCCTGATGTGGCTCAGCGTCTGGTGCAGCATCTTGCAGAGCATGGCATTCAACCAGCCCGGAGTATGGCTGAACATATTCCTCCGGCACCTAACTGGCCTGCGCCACCACCGCCAGTACAAAATGAACAATCAAGACCTCTGCCTGATGTGGCTCAGCGTCTGGTGCAGCATCTTGCAGAGCATGGCATTCAACCAGCCCGGAATATGGCTGAACATATTCCTCCGGCACCTAACTGGCCTGCGCCACCACCGCCAGTACAAAATGAACAATCAAGACCTCTGCCTGATGTGGCTCAGCGTCTGGTGCAGCATCTTGCAGAGCATGGCATTCAACCAGCCCGGAATATGGCTGAACATATTCCTCCGGCACCTAACTGGCCTGCGCCACCACCGCCAGTACAAAATGAACAATCAAGACCTCTGCCTGATGTGGCTCAGCGTCTGGTGCAGCATCTTGCAGAGCATGGCATTAATACATCTAAGCGCTCGTGATTATAATATAATTACCTATATTAGCTCTGACCTGACAGTTACCGTTATTTATACAGGTATCTGTCAGATTACATCTAACCAACAAAAAACCGGAGCCGGACTCCGGTTTTTGTGAATCCGTCGGGTTACTTCATCCCGCCAATATTTTCCCACGTCCCGTCAGCACGCAGGATTTGCAGCGGTCTTACCACACACTGTATCTGCTTTTTATCCGCATCCAGTATCACCACCTGCGTGATTACCCTGGCCTGCTCCGGAATAATACCATTCTCATCTGACTCCAGGATGTCTGCCGGCCCCAGACGCAGTTGTGCTGTAAGTAACTCCCCGTGTTCACGGTCATCATGCTTTCCGTACCCGCACAGACGCTGCATAAGTTTTTTTAGTATGTTCATGTCATTCTCCTGTTCTGCCTGTATCACTGCCCACTTCATCCAGCCCCTTGACATCCTGCCACGGCCCGTCACCAAACCTGACCTGCAAATGCTGAAAAAACCCCTGAACCTGTGTGGCATCTTTGGGGTCAAGAAAGGTCAGTCCGGTGATGAGCGCACCATCTGTACCCGGGAACCAGCCATTGCTGTTTGTCTCAATAATGCTCGCCGGCCCCAGACGAAAACGGATTTGTGTCTCCCCCGGGTCGCCCTTCGGTCCCTGAGGTCCGGTTGCCCCCACCGGGCCAGCCGCACCTGTTTCTCCTTTCGGTCCCTGTGGGCCTGCCGGGCCTGCCGCACCGGTATCTCCCTTTGGACCCTGTGGACCTGCATTTCCCGTCAGACCGGTCTCTCCCCGCTCTCCCCTGTCACCTTTCGGCCCCTGCGGGCCTGCCGGACCAGCATCACCTGCCGGTCCCCGTTCGCCGGTTGCCCCGACAGGGCCGGTGTCACCGCGCTCTCCCTTATCACCCTTCGGCCCCTGAGGACCCGCGGGCCCCTGCTCCCCCTTTGGCCCGGGAGGTCCCACCACGGTGGGGATTCGGTTTACGGCCTCTTCCGCCGCTATCCTGCTTTGTTCCGCTGACTGTGCGCTTTCTGCTGACTCCCGGGCTTTTTCTGTTGCGGTCGTTGCATCCCTGGCTGCATTACCGGCTGCACTTTCTGCCGTCTTTCTTGACAATTCAGCTTCTGCTGCACTTTGTGATGACTCACTGGCTTTTTGAGCGGCCGCAGAAGCCGAGGACGAGGACGCATCCTCTGACTGCTTTGCTGAGGCTGCACTTTCTGCCGCCTGCCGGGCTGACTCCGATGCCTCCCCTGCTGAAGTGTCAGCATTTGCAGCGCTCTCTTCTGCCTGACTGGCTGATATGCCGGCATTCCTCGCTGACGTCTCCGCCTCTCCGGCATTCTTCTTCGCCTCCTCAGCGTGACGCGCCACCTCTTCCACCATCAGTTCAAAACGGCGCAGAGCCTCCGGACGGGCATCATCCTCCGTCATGGCACCGAGAAAATCATTCAGCGTACCGGGTTGAGAATCTTCATACACGGTGATGGTCCCGGCATGTGACGGCGGGAATCCTTCCACCAACAGAATGACGCTGTACTGACCGTACTCAACGTCCATGCTGTAACGACCGGCTTCATCCGGATTTTCAGAGGCCACCGTGTTCACCACCACCGTGCTGCTGGTCCGTCTGGCTTTCAGTTGAATGGTGCAGTTCTCTACCGGTTTTCCTGTGCCGTCTTTCAGTACACCTGAAATCTTTACTGCCATATTCACCCCACAAAAAAGCCCGCCTGAACCGGCGGGCTGTCATAACACTGTGTTACCTGGCTAATCAGAACTTATAACCGACACCCACGATGAAACCGTCAGTGCGCCAGTCGCCACTGCCGGAGCCTTCATAAGCGACATCAACGGCCACTGATTCGGTCGGGTTAAACTGCACGCCAGCCCCCCACGCCAGAGACGTGTTGCTGTGGCGAGCGTCATCACTTCCGGTCAGCACGTCGTGCGTTTTCCTCTTGTTGTCAGTTACGCGAAGATAATCCCCGGAGAAAGTCGACACACGGCTGTAAGCCATACCCGCCATCGCATACGCGCTGAACCATTCATTCACGCGCACAGACGGCCCCGCCATTACGCTGAACCAGCGGTTACGCACGGAATCTTCATGCCAGCGGATATCGCTGTAACGGGTCAGCTGGCGATTCTTGTCTCCTGCATAGCTGAATGACGTCACCAGCCCCAGTGTGTCCGTAAACTCATAACGGTATTTCACGTTAATCCCGTTCAGATCATCGCTGCCGGGAACGTTCGTCGAGGCATGAAGATACCCCGCGCTCAGCGTGGACTGATGTTCAGATGCCCATGCAGGCGCACCGGATACAGCCAGACAAATGGCTGCGGAAAAAATGGCGGCATAAAGTTTACGCATAATTACCTCTCGCTTTTCTGCAATAAAAAAGGCGCCATTTCTGGCGCCCGTATATGGGTTATAAAATTCAGCTGATACTGATGCCTGCTGTGGATTTTTTCATCACCACAACCAGCAGATCGCTGATACTTGCTGTGGGATACCAGTTATTTACCAGCCATGCTGACACCGAAAACTCCAGCGTCATGTGACCGTGACCGGCAGGCATATCAATAACGCCACTGTAAATCAGCGTATTATCCAGCGCGGTACGGTTATAAATTTCAGCACCGTTTTTCCGCACTATCAGACGGCATGAGGAGTAAATATCAGTATGCTCTCTCTCATGTTTAGCGCCGCTGAATGCCACCGCCGGAATAACAATTTGCCGGTCAAACGGCTGATCGTCATAAACCCTGACGGTAATGGTCCCTGATGGCCACCGCTCCGGTGCACGGGAATCCCGGGGGAAAGCTTTGCCCACTGTTTTAACGAGATCGCCTTCAATCTGGTTCGCGGACAGTTTTCCCAGAACCCGACAGTTCTCGTTAATCGTGACGTTGTTGAGCGTCCCGGAATTCGCATTCACGTTACCGCTGATATCAGCATTTCTTGCGGTCAGACTGCCCTCCGGCGTCAGGGAAAACGTCGGGGGATTGCCGGACGAGGTGATACTCACCGCAAACAGCCGCTTCAGGAACACATCGTTCATGAACAACTGATTCCCCTGCGCCACAAATAACGGCGTGGTGTTGCCGTCCTCCGGGTTAATCATCGCAATACGGTCAGCCAGCAGCAGTATGTTGCTCAGGGGCTGGCCATCAGTATCCTCAATCCCCGCTCCAATACCGGCAACATAGGGAATGCCGTCTTTCGTTTTTTGAACCTTCAGCATGTACAGCGCAGCCAGGTCATCATTTGTGTCCTTCTGCACGCGCTGTATCTGCTGTATGGTGGCGCTCTGGTCTTCCAGCGTTTTACTGACCGTCTGTGTGATTTCATTGCGGGTTTCGGTGATGGTGGTCTTCATCTCCGCCATCTCATCCGCAAGCTGGCTGTTGTCTATCAGCTCCCACAGCCCCTGAGCCAGATGCAGTTTTCCTATTTTTTCCCGGAAAAATTCCAGATACCCTTCACCATCATTGCTGGGCTGCCCGCTGATTTCCACAAACGCAGATTTCCCCACCAGGTTGACGCTGCGCACGTAAAACCAGAAATCCTTCCCGGGCTTAATGTGCGGGCCGGATACACTCCACTGACTGCCGGTCCCCAGATAACGGGCAGAGGTTTCCACCTGAGATATGTCTGCGATTTTTGTCTCCGAAAACCAGAACTCAAACTGTACCGTCGGGTCATACACCGCAAGACGCGGGACCGCTGTTATCTGAAAATAGCCCGGTGTCAGCTCAATCTGTGACGGCGCTGCCGGTGCGGCAATCCGGAACGATACCGACGCCGGATCGCCCTGCTGCCCCCACGCATTTACCGCCCGGACTGTCAGCCTGTAGTTCCCCGGCGCCAGTTGCGTGAAGCGGTATGTGGTTTCCGTCGTCCGGGCCGTGCTGACCAGCCGCTCACTGCCGTCATCCGCGACCACGGTCAGGCGAAGCATAAAGCTCACGCCCTTCACCACCTTCGGCGTGTCCCATTTCGCCTGTGCCAGATACTGACCGTCAGCCGCGCTCACCTCCACCGTCAGGTGCTGCACTGCCGGTGGAATAACGCTGTTCAGGGTGCCTGACTGCGGCTCAAAGCTGGCCCCGTTATCCACGATGGCTTCTTTTTCCGGTACGTGCTGCACCGCCGTGATGGCAAAGGTGCCGTCCGTGTTTTCCCGGATGGAGACACAGCGGAACAGGCGACGACGCAGTGACGGCAGGGAGAGTCCCCATACACCGTATGTCTCCACACCATCAGGCAGGGTGCTGACCTGTATCCGGTCCGGCGCGGGGTGTGCAGTGATGGCCACGCTCACCGGCTTACCGCTGCCGTTAATCAGGTTCACCGTGGCGGCACCTGTCTCCGGCAGGGTCACCTCACGGTCCAGTGTCAGGGTGCGGCTGGCGGCATCGATGGACAGGATACGTCCGCCGGTCATGGTCCCGGCATAGTCGTTATCACAGATTTCAATAATGTCACCGGGTGTGTGACGCAGCCCCTGTGACCCGAGCGTGAAATCCACCGTCTGCGTTTCCAGCAGTCCGGTCTTTATCACCCACAGCCCGGCACGGTGGGCCTGACCGCGACTGGTGCAACCGAACGCATCCATCTTCAGCAGGTTGCGCCCGTAGCGCAGTATGGCTTCCGGGTCTTCCACCAGTTCCGTGGAGGTCTGCCAGCCGTTCTGCGGGTCGGTGTAATTCACCTCCACCGCCGTGTGGCGGTCCTTCAGGGCGCTGAAGCTGTAGCGAAACCCCACGCCGTTATCATCCACCACCACATCGCAGTTGGTGTACGGCCACACCACATCCGACGGGCGGTCCTGAACGAACGTCAGCGTCTGGCCGTTCCATACCGGCATACAGCGCATCGCCGAGCAGAAATCACTGAGCACATCCCATGCCTTACGCTGTTGTGACAGGTACGCATTAAAGGTCATCCGCGGCTCGGTCCCCCCGAAACCATCCGGCACCGTCTGGTCGCAGTACTGCGCAATGGCATACAGCGCCCATTTGTCCACGTCTGCCGCCCCCAGACGTTTTCCCATGCCGTAGCGCTGGTGAGTCAGCATGTCCCACAGGCACCAGGCCGGGTTATTGCTGTATGCCGGTTTCAGGCTGCCGTCCCAGATACCGCTGTAAGTGCGTTTTTCCGGGTCATAGTTTGACGGTACCTGAATGATGCGACCGCGGATATGGTAGTTCACCGTCATCTGCTGGCCACCAAACTGCTCCGCATCCACCTGCAGCCCCACAATCGCCGTGTTCGGGTAGCACTGTTTCACATCGATGATTTCGGTGTATGACGACCAGAGCGTCTTATTCTGCAGCTGGTCCGGGGTGCTGTCCGCTGTCTCCCGGACCATCCGGATGTTAAAGGGCCGGGGAGGCAGATTATCCAGAATCACCGACGCCAGGTACTGTGAGGTGGTCTTGCCGTTAATGGTGACATCCTTTTCCGTCACCCAGTTACCGTTACGCTGCAACTGAATCAGCAGTCGGACAGAAGAGGGATTACGGTCGCCCTTTGAGGTGGTCTCCAACAGTGACTGCACCCCGAAGGTGACCCGCAGGCGGTCAATGTTCGCGGATGTAATGGTGCGCGTCACCGGCTTTGCCTTCGTCACTTCCACGCCCAGTGCGGTTTCAGCTCCGGAGGACTCAAAGCCTTCAGGTGGTGTCTGCTCCTGCTCCCCGGCGCGCCAGACCGCTGTCACACCATGTATCACAGGATTACCGTCCGTGTCCGTCAGCGGGGTTTTGTTCACCAGGATACTCTGCAACCCCTTCACCGGACCTTCAATCGGCCCTTCACCAATGGCATCAATCACGCTCATCATCTGCGTGGACTTAAGATTGTCCTTTGCCTCAACCGGCGTGTGCGCCCTGCCGCCACCTTTACCCATAATGTTCCTCTCAATTGGTATTATTAATCGCAGTGATAGGATATTGCACAGCTATTGCGCGATATCATCAGAACGCTGTTTGTTACCCTGTAACCAGCAAGCTCAGTCTGTTAACGGAATTAATGAGGGTTTTATGAAATGTAAAATCATTGCTGCCATTGCCATGCTGACAGCAGCATCATGCGGATACGCAGCAGAACAGGAAGTCCCAATGAACCTTGTCAGTGCTGACGGAAAAGAAGTCAGCATTGGAAAAATAACCATTCAGGAGACCCCCTACGGTCTGCTGTTCACACCAGCCCTTCACTCTCTGTCTGAAGGCATTCATGGTTTTCATGTGCACGAAAAAGGAAATTGCGCCCCGGCACTGAAAGACGGAAAACCGGTCGCAGCATTATCGGCTGGCGGTCACTTTGACCCGAAAAACACCGGCAAACATCTTGGCCCCTGGTCTCCGGATGGACACCTGGGCGACCTCCCTGCGCTGTTCGTGACGCATGACGGAAAAGCGAACTACCCGGTCCTGGCCCCGAGACTGAACTCATTAAAAGAGATTAAAGGGCGTTCTCTCATGCTTCATGCTGGCGGTGATAACCATCATGACCATCCGGAGCCCCTGGGCGGTGGTGGTGCGAGAATGGCCTGCGGCATCATTCAATAATCAGTCAGGTAAGGGGCGGGCCCCTTACCTTTATTCCTCAGGACGATAAATCCTTTCTCCCTGAAAAGAACGGCACATCCTCCCTCTCTGAGTTAATGTTTTTTGTCGTGACATAAGAATAATTCCTTACACTCAATCTTCGTAACGCTCCCGCAGTTCCTGTCCGTGAGCACTGCGGGATTTTTTCGCTTTTATGCCTGCCGCCCGATAACCACCACCTTCCCGTCACCGCCTTCATCACGGGTACTGATGTCCTGGGAGATTCGCCGGGAGCCAACCAGCATTTCACCGTAAGGCACCGGCATCGGGTTCCCCTGGGCAATCATGTTATCCAGCGAGGAAAAGTACGTGTTCTGTCTGCCGTTATCCGTTGCGCGGTAATCCGGTGTTTTTGCCTTCGGGGCCAGCATCTGGGCCACACCGCCCAGAATCATGCTGGCCCCCAGTGAAAACAGCATCGTGGTGGCAGAAAAACCACCGGCTGCCAGGGCTGAACCCCATAACGCCATTGATGCCCCGGCAGTGAAGAACGACCCCACGATGGCCGCCGCCCCCAGCACAATCTGCAGTCCCCCCTTTCCGGCCCCGGCCAGTCGCGGCACAATGTGGATGACCGTTCCCTCACCCAGCTGTTCGTGAAGACGGGCGTACACCGCCTCCGGTGCCGTGTCATCACCGGCAATACGTATCTGGTACCAGCCTTCGTTCATCTGACGGCGGAATCCCGGCATCTGCATCGACAGGGCACGGATGGCTTCCGCTGCCGTGTTCACATACAGGCTGAGGCGGCGGCCAAATCGTTGTAAATCCCCGTGAAGGCAGATACGTGCCAGTGGCGGTGACGCCAGGCTGAATGCGTTCGTCGTTGCCATTTTTCGGAATACCTCTCCCGTTTACTCAGTTGTTCAGGCAGATGGTGAAGCAGCTCACCGTTGCCGCAGTAAATGGCGGCATGATTGGCCACCGATGCGCCAAAGCAGCACAGCAGGATATCGCCCGCCTGTGCAGAGGACAGGGGCACCCGGTAAAAGCCGGTGACCGCCATATTGTCCAGGTAAAGGTTCTGACCGTTACGCCACCAGTCATCCTCACGCTCAAAATCCGGCATATCAATTCCCGCCAGATGGTATGCATCCCGGAACAGCGTGTAACAGTCCGTCACCCCGTGCTCAAAGCGCCGTCCTGTCAGATGTGGCACACAGCGGAATTTATGAATTTCCCCCCGGCAGACCAGCCACCAGGACAGTGCACTTTTTATCTGCAGCCGCCGGTCGGCCTCGCTCAGCCAGGGCAGACCACCGGGGTGGCTGTGGACCAGCGCCACAATCTCACCCTGCATCTCTGCCCGCAGCCAGTCTTCCGGTGCAATACGAAAATACGCCTCCGGCTCTGCAGAGATATTCACACAAGGGATATACCGCTCCCCCTCCGGCGTTCTCACCACGAAGCCGCACGACTCCGCAGGCACACACCGCCGGGTGTGTGCCAGAATCGCTGATTCTGTCTGTGTCATTGGATTTACTGCGAAAGTTTATTAATGGAAAGGAAACCGCCAAAATTAGCCACCATGCCGCGCATCTCACACCCGCGCATGCACTTGCTGCATCTGTCCTTACGGATATCCGTGGTGGGGTTGTCGAACTCATCCGCCACCGCAGGACCGTTATACCCGCATTCATCTCCCCGGTAATCCCACATACAGGTGTTCGCCAGCATGATGCGACCAGGAAACAGCGCCCCGTCCGTCTCGGTCGGTGTCGCCAGCACAAACGAGGCCGTCATGGCCGTCAGCTCTGACATCTGCTCCACCACCCAGCGGTCGCTCAGCTCCTGCTCCGGGTCCGCTTCCGGATTGCCCGCCACAAAATTCACCGCATCCAGAAAACGGGCATACACCCGGCGGCGGACCACCGTGGCCCCCACCAGGCTCTGCAGGTCCTCCGCCATTCCGGTGACCAGACCGAACAGATTCGACACCGTCAGCGACGGGCGGGCACTGCTGCCCTTCCCGTTCATCTCAAAGCCACTGCCGTCAATCGGGTATGCCTGATATTGCCGCCCCTGCCAGGTAACCGCCTCCCCTTTTTCATTCAGCTCATTGCAGAAAAAATACCGCTCACCACCCTGTACCGTCAGGTCGATTTCCCAGAGTACCACCCGCGGTGACTGCTCTGATTTAACCGACTCGTTCAGACTTTCTTCGTGAATATCCTGCATCAGTTCACCACCTGCTTAAACTCCGCGCTGAATTCAACCCGCAGCATGCGAACCCGTGATGACCAGGCGGCACAGGTCACCTTTATCTGCCGCCAGGCATAAGGCGGTGTCCACAGAAACGCCTTCCAGCCACCGTGCTCTGCCAGGAATGCCTCCAGATGTCGGGCCTCCTCCCGGGTCACGGAAAGCGTCACACGGTATGTTTTCAGGTCAGCATTCAGCCCCGCCGCCATACGCTGCGAATACCCGTCACCAAAACGCACTTCACGCACCGATGGCTGCGAGTTCACCTCCATATCCGGCTTCACTTTCCAGCGGAAGGTTTTCATCGTCCACCTCCGGAGAACAGGCCACCATCACGCATCTGTGTCTGAATTTCATCACGGGCACCCTTGCGGGCCATGTCATACACTGCCTTCATCATCTGTGGACCTGGCAGACCATTCGTACCGTCGTTCTGAATCACCACGTGATTGTTCTGATTAAAATTAATGCCTTCAGCCCGCCGCATCTGCGCCGGACTTCCGGCACCGCCCACATAACCACCTTCCGCATAGCCCCGCATCAGGCGGTACAGGTTGCCGACACCAATCCGGCTGGTTGCCTCCTTCGTGAAGACAAATTCACCACGGTGAACAATCCCCGCTGGCTCATATTTGCCGCCGGTTCCCGTAAATCCCCCGGTCGCAAAATGGAATTTCGCCGCAGCTGCCTGAATGGCTGTACCGCCTGACGCGGATGCGCCGCCACCAACAGCCCCGCCAATGGCGCTGCCGATACTCCCGACAATCCCCACCATTGCCTGCTTAAGCAGAATTTCTGTCATCATGGACAGCACGGAACGGGTGAAGCTGCGCCAGTTCTGCTCACTGCCGGTCAGCATCCCCGCCATATTCTGTGCAATACCGTCAAAGGTCTGCGTGGCCGCGCTTTTAACCTGCGAAAAACTGTCCGTCGCACTTTCCGCCCACTCGCCCCAGCCGGACTTCAGCCCGGCCATCCAGCTTCCACGAAGCTGCTCCTCCGCAGACCAGGTGTTCTTCAGTGCCGATGTGGCCTTCGCCAGCGCAGCCGGATTATCACCGTACACGTCACGAAGGCGCTGCTCTTCCGACTCCCGCTGCGCCTGACGGTCGGTGAGGCCGCGGGCTTTTGCGCTGATGGCTGCCTGCTTCGCGCTCTGCTGCTGTTCAAACCGCGCCGCCTGCTGTGCCAGCTCATTCAGCCGTTTCTGGTGTTCAACCTTGTCGCCAAGCTCAGCCAGCTGGCGTTTGTACTCCAGCGTCTCTTTCTCATGGGTCAGCAGGGATTTTTCCTGCTCAGATAACTGCCGTTTCGTGGCTGCCTCTTTCAGGACCGCATACTGATTTTCCGCTTTCCATAAATCGCGACGCTGCTGGCTGATTTTCTCATTCGCACCGCTGTGTTTTTCCAGCGTCCGGAGCTCGGTTTCAAGCGCCAGCAGGGCAGCATGCGCCTGGTCTTCCTGACGCTCACCGGCTGACACTTTGACTCCTGACGACTTCGGCTTTTTCAGCGTCGATTCATAATCCTTTTTCGCCGCCGCCATCAGCGTGTTGTAATCCGCCTGCAGGATTTTCCCGTCTTTCAGGGCCTTATTCAGTTCTTCCTGACGGGCGGTATATTTCTCCAGCGGCGTCAGCAGACGCTCATACGCCTTCTGCGCCTCTCCGGTATACTTCAGCTGTGATGCGTCCCGTTCGGCCCGGTCCCTGGCGGCCAGTTCACCGGCTTTTTCCATATCCGACTGCAGCGTGGCCGCTGCCAGCCCCAGACGGGCATTTTCCCGGTCATTCCATGCGCCCTGCAGGTTGGCCCGGAAAGAGGCGGTTTTTCCCCGGCGCTGGCTCCGGCTCTGGTACCACTGCCATTTTTTATCCGCCTCATCAAATGCCTTCTGTGCACTGGCGAGCATATCCGCTGAGGACTCAGGACGACCGATATCCAGAATGGCATCCCACATCGATTTGAATGCCTTCCCTGTTTTATCCGCCCAGGTCTCCAGTGTTCCCATGTTTTCTTTCAGGCGACGGGTCTGCTCATCAAAGCCTTTCGTGGCGATATCGTTCGCCGCCTGCAATGCCCCGGCCTCGTCTCCGGAACGCTGCAGCTGTGCAACATACGCAATCTGCTCTGCCGTCACGTTACGGAACTGGCGCGCCATCGCCATCAGTCCCGACGTCGGGTCAGTGGTCAGCTTCCCGAAGGCTTCAGCGACTTTATCCACCTCCACACCGGATGCAGACGCAAAACGCGCGACACTCTGGTTGATGGCATCAAACTGTTCACCACCACGCACACCGGCATTCACCAGGGCTGCCAGTGACTCTCTCGCCTGGTTAAACGTCAGCCCTGCTGCCTGCCCGGCTCTTGAGAGAGTCAGCATACGATCGGCAGTCAGTCCGGACTGATTACCGGAAAGAACCAGGGTTTTATTAAACGCTGAAAGCGTGGAATCCCCCTGGTACCAGGCGTACACCAGCGCACCTGTCGCCACCGCCAGCGAGGTGACCCCGACCATCGGCAGGGTGATCGCACCGGCAAGCCCCCTGAACATGGGGATCATCCCGCCGAAGGAGTCCTTCACCTGACCGCCCTGTTGCAGCAGGATCAGCCAGGGATTCTGACCACCGGCAAGCTGCGTGGCGATATCCGTAAACTGTGCGGGCAGGGTTCGCATGGCCGCTTTATACTGCCCGACGGAAATCCCGGCTTTTTGTGCAGCCAGCGCCTGGCGGCTCAGGCCCTGTTCAACAGCACTGGCGGTTTTTCTGACGTCGGTATCCAGACCTGAAAAATGACGCCTTACCCGGCTCATCTGCTCATCGAAACGGACCGCATCCAGACTCAGGTCAATAACAAGATCACCAACCGGCTGGGACATATCTCACACCTCCCGGAATCCCCGCTGAAGCCATCATTAATGCGGCATCATCCACCATGACATCCGCCACATCCGCAGACGATAAAATATCGCGCCCTCCGTCCCCACCGAACCGGACGCCTCCGGCAAGTCCTGCCGCTTTCTGCATCAGCATTTTGTCCTCATCCGGCCTCTCCACCTGCTCTTCCTCATGCCGGGGGACAAGCAGACTGAAATCAGAGGGATGCATATCCGGATCGCAAAAAAACAGGCTGAGTACGGCGTACGTCAGCCCGGAAAAATGCATATCCAGTTGGGTATCGAGAAAATAATGCGTACGGTAAAAATGTCGCCAGTCGGCATATTCGGTGGATGTCATCCCGGCAAGCATGGCGCGCCAGTCAGGCCTCCCCATCTCACGCGCCAGTCTGAGGGCAAAATTCAGCTCGCCGTCGAAGACTTTCCCGCAGAAAAATCATCATCAGTCAGCGCGTTATTTTTCGCCACTTCGGTGCTGTCAGTATCCGCATGAACAGCCCCGCTCATCCCGGACAGACGCAACACCACATCTTCCGCCCGGGCAATGGCATCCGCAGGCCAGGTGGTGAGCACCTCCTGTTCGATCTGCATCACGGCCTCATTCATTGACGGTGATGCCGTTTTCTGCGGATGGTTATGCCACAGGGACATCGCCACCAGAAACGCGCCGGTTCTGACGAGATCTTCCACGCTTACCTGCAGGTTGCCGCTGGATTCTGCCTGTTCTGCACGCCGTTTCAGGAGGGCAAGATGCTCAATACGCTGCAGCGCAGACAATTCGGAAAGCGTGACAGACACACCGTTATATTCAAATTGTTCTGTTTTCAGAAACATGTATGACCTCCGTTTACCCTGCAGCGCCCGCTTCAGTAACGGTGACTTCAGCCACTGCGGCGAACTGACCATTTCCGCTCACCACAGGGATCTGCACCTTACCTGTCGCCACGCCGTTTACCGTAATTGTCATATCTTTCACACTAATGGTGGCTTTCGACGGATCGGTGGAAACCGCTCTGAACGTCTTGTCTGTTGCACTTTCCGGCTCAAAAGAAACCGTCAGGGTGGTTGTTTTCCCTTTTGCCACCGTACCGGATGTCGGCGTCACCTTAATCGCAGTGACCGGCGTAATTTTGCTGCGTTCTTCCGCTACAGAAGGTTTGCCCACGTTGGTCACTTTCACCGTGCGGGTGATCACTTCTTTCGCCGTCACGGCCTTACCGATACTGCTGACCCAGCCACGAAACACATCCACCGTGCCATTCGGAAAACGGATTTTATAGGCCCGGACATCGCCGCTTTCAAACCAGCCTATAAGCCCTTTCTGGCCTTCCTCTCCCGGTTTCCAGGCCAGCGTAAAACTGGTATCACCTGCAGATTTCTGCCCCTGCCCGGTCGCGGTCCAGTCCGCGTCTTCATCATCCAGGTAGTTATCATCGTAGGATTCTGCCGTCATCTCGCCCGGCGTCAGATCCTTCACCTTAGCCAGTCGCTGCCAGTCATCGTCTGACAACGGGTTTGCATAAGCATCACCCTTGCCGTTGTAAACCCACAGAGTGGTACCGGCACCTTTTACCGGCTCAAGGGGATTTGGTGTTGCCATATCGTCCTCACATCTCGTATGTAATGGAATAAGTCAGATCTGCAGAACTCCATAACGCCATATCGTCATCACGACGATACTCATAGCCCTGCGTAACCATCGTGGTAATCAGTCCTGCCAGTGCCGGGATCGCGGTCATCGCCGGGTAAATCCGGCTTTCCATCCACTGATCAAGCTCTGAATCCGGTACCTGTGCCGGTAAAAACACCTCAATATGCAGCGTGGCCCGCCAGGTATCTGCATCCAGCTCTTCACCGGTATACTCTGCATCCGTCAGATAAACCGCGATCGCAGGGAAATCCTCTTCGTCAAAAACAACGGGGCGACCATCAAACAGCGTCGCCCCGTGTTCATGCTGCTCGAGTGCATCCAGCACTGCGGCACGAATGTCAGTGTGTTTCATCGTTTTATTGCAATCCTCAGTTGTTGTTTCAGCGCGGATGCCAGTTCTTTAGGCAGGCGTTCACGCCGGATACGGTCAACATTCTCATCAAATGCCTGTTTCAGTAGGGCCGCCATCGGGATTTTCACCACATCAATGGGGTAACGGTTTTTCCCGGCCACACGCTGCATGACATGCCAGCGACCATTTTTTAATCGCTGAATAAATGCCCGCTGATACCGATGCTGACCGGCTTTGAGTATGCTGTTCGGGCGACGCCCCGGCATCCTGATCCCCAGCTTAATCACAGGGAGATCACCGCGGTTAACGATAATTCTGGCATTCGGATTTCTGACCGTCGCCCGTTTCAGTCTGGACCGTTCCTTAACCAGTTTCCGGCGAACCTTTGTCTCCCGGGCAACCTGTGATGAAGACTGATTAATCGCCGTTGTGGCCACGCGGTTAATGGCCATTGCTGAAGCCGCCGGAATGGCGTTTTTACGAACCCGGCTCAGATTGTCAATCGCCTGATCAAGCCCTTTTATCGCCATAATTTCACCCTGCGTTTATCGTCGCCGGTTAACTGCGGGTGGTTGACCACGGTTGAGCCAGAGATAACAGCTGCCCCCGTCATCCGGAGAAACACGATCCACCCAGAATATCTCACCATTAATGGTCAGCGTGTCACCACGCCGCACGGCACGAACCGTATCCGTCCGCACAAATAATGACGGGCTGCTTCCTTCAATACGGACCCCGCCACCGGCAAACCCCAGCGACTCCGGATCGTCAAAAACCCCCTGAACTTCGCTGCCACACTGTGCCCCCGAGGTGAACTGCGCACAGAGCCCCATCACTTCAACAATCGTGCTGTCCACCCCGGCGAGGGCAGCATCAAAGGCATTCTGAAAATCACGCATGCTCAGCCGTTCCGTGCTGTATCATGGCTGTCGCCAGTGGTGATGGCACCAGAACACGCATGCCCCGGTACGTCAGTTCAACGGGACGGCCTGTCTCCGGGCAATACCCCATCACATGCAGGCATTTCCGCACACGGACCGCTTTAACATCATCCGTAGCATCAGTGTTGTGCAACTGCTCACCATCGTCTGTGTGATTTTGCTCAGGCCCGCTCTCATCACCAGGCATAATGCCCTCCCGGGAAGCAGCAAGCTCCTCTTCCCACTCAGACACACGTTGCGCAATATCCGCAGCACTCCCCGACATATCCGCCTCGCGCCCCAGCAGGCCAGCCAGTTGACGAAGACGTTTCTGATTTTCTTCTTTTGTTGCCATATCAGCCCCCTGTGAAAAAAGACACGGGGGCATTTCGCCCCCGCTCACGGATTATTTCACCTGCACCACCACAAACTCATCCGGATCCGGCAGCACCATCAGCGGTGCGGACTGCGTCATGGTAAATTCACGGGCCGGATCGCCCACGGTCAGCCAGTGTTTCGGGTAACGGGAAGAAGCCACCACACCTTCGGACAACGCCTGCGCATCCTGAATGGCACCGTAACAACGGATCCCATCTGCAGCCGTATTTCCCAGGACCAGCGTGCCCTCCGGCAGATAACGTTTTTCGGTACCGTCCTCTGCCACATAAGACGTTTTCGCCACCACAATGGCCAGATCGCCGTAATACCCTTTGAAAGACACCACCGCCCCCAGGTCTTTCACTGCCGTTTCGAGTTGTGAATTTGAGCCGCGACGGGTATCCAGTTTTTCGCGGAACAGCTTAAAACCATTCAGCAGACGCCAGACAGTACCGTCCATAATGGCAATATTCACAAGACCGCTGGCCTGATCGCAGTAGAGGTCAATATCATGCGTCGGATCAAACGTATCACGGTCCTGCTCAGACCATTTTTTACCGTCGGCCTGCTCAATGTTATTTCCTTCAGAGCGTCCAAAATCCACCTCGACAGTATCAAACTGATCCCCTTCCATGGTGTATTTGCCATACAGCACGGCATTCACCGCCTGCATTTCTTCCACCTGGACAATGGCATGCTCTTCCTGTTTGAGGTTATCGGTGATGATACGCAGACGACGGTAGGCCGGGTCGTTCAGTTGAGCCGGATCTTCACCGGGAAGACGCTCAACCGCCTGCTGGTAATTAAATTCGTGTTTCGGCTTGACGTAGCCCGGACGTAACACGCGGGTTTCACTACCGCGATGACGCAGCACTTTTCCTTCAACAACCGGGGAGACATAGGCCGCCACCGGCGTTTTTCCGGTAATTTTGTCCAGCATCACCTCTTCGGTATGGAAATTCACCGTACGGCGGAAAAACAGCTCCAGAAACAGCGCACGAAATTTCACTTTTTGTTCGGTATAACCGAGTAACTGGCGGGTCGTAAACAATCCCATAAATCAGTTCCTTTCATTCAGAAATCAGTCAGGCCACCGCGGTGGCCTGATAACGTGTTACGGCAGCGCCGCGTGACTCAGGGCACTGCCGGCAAAGGCATTTGCCTTTTTGTGTTCATCCACACTGTCAGGCCAGCGGATTGCCTCCGTCGCAAAGGTCCCCGACTTGTAATACGTCAGTACCGTCTCTGTGCCTTCAAGCGGCAGTACCAGTATGCCAACCGCACTACCGGCTTTCTGTCCGTCCCAGACCACCAGTTTCCCGGTAGCTTCATCCAGCATCAGGGGCGTCAGTGCCGGTGTTGCCGAGGAAATCCCGCTGCTGCCTGTGGCGGTATGAGCCGGATCATTACCGGCAAAAATACGTACTTCCGCACGCTGTTCAGTGATGGTTTTCGTTACCATATTGTAAAAACCTCCTGTTGATGATCAGCACTGACTTCATGGCATGGCCATGAGCATTTTCACGTCCGCATCACCGTCTGCTGACGTCTGTGGCACGCCACCCTGTACCGCTGCCGGTGAATGGTTCGCCATGATGCGTTCAAACAGGGCGGTTGTGGATGCAGAGACCGGTTCTGCCTTACCTGATCCCGCAGCCAGCACAGCCCGGGCGCTCTCCACAGTCATTCCCGGGCAGGCAGCCAGCTGTTCAGCCTGCGCCTCAGCCCCTTTTGCCTCATCCAGTGCCATGATCTGATCACGGAGTGAGGGTCCGGCATCCGCCTGCGGTGAAGCAGCCAGGATCGGGCGGGCTTTTTCCACCGTCATCTCCGGCATCGCCGCCAGCGTTGCCGCCAGTTGTTCACGACCGTTCGCTTCTTCACACGCCATAATGCGATCGGCTTCACTCTGCGTGGATGCCACCGGCTGCTGCGGTGCCGCCGCGGCCAGAATCGCCCGGGCCTGTTCAACGCTCATGCCCTGTTGTCCTGCCAGCATCGTGGCAAGCTGTTCACGTCCTTTCGCTTCCTGGCATGTCAGGATCCCCATCACTCGCTGGTTCTCCTGCGCGGCGGCTTCCGTTGCAGTTAATTGCGGCATAGTGCCTCCTCTGACATTACTGTTCAGCGCCGTGGCCATCACACTGATGGCATCCGACGCATTGATTAATTCATCCGCCAGCCCGGCCTCAATGCCGGACTGACCTTCAAAAACGGCGGCCTCTGTTCCCGTGACGGCATCAACAGACAACCCGGTATACATCGCCACTTTTTCGGCAAACATCCGGCGCGCCGCATCAATGCGCTGCTGCATGTCCTGGCGAACCTCTGCCGGCAACGCTTCAAACTGATTGCCATCCACCTTGTGCGCCCCTGAGTAAATCAGCGTGATATCCACACCGGCCTGCGCCAGATGACCGGCATAGCTGACATGGCTCATCATCACGCCAATGGAGCCGATACGGGATGTCTGGGTAACCAGCCGTCGGGAGCAGGCCGACGCCAGCAGCATGGCTGCAGAACAGGCCGTGTCATTGCACAGTGCCCAGACCGGCTTCTGCTGACGGAGGCGGTAAATCATGTCAGCGCAGTCAAACGCGCCGGCGGCCTGCCCGCCCGGACTGTCAATGTCCAGCAGTACGCCCCGCACCTGGCTATCTGCCATTGCCTGCTGAAGACAGGCGACAATGCCGTCATAGCCAGTCATTCCGGAAAATGGCCGCATCCCCCCCAGCCGGTGCACCAGCGTGCCGGTCACCGGCAGTACAGCAATACCGTTCACCACCCGGTAAACACGGGCCGGTCGTTTACCTCCGGCCATGTACTCGTCCGTTTCAGCCAGCATTCCGGGAGCATCAAGCTGTACCTGCTGCTGTGGTACCGAAAGACTTGCTGCCCCCATCTCGCGCCCGAGCGCGCAAAAGAAAACCCGCGCATAGGCGGGCTCCAGAAGCAGCGGTTCATTGAATGCTGCGGCAATAATGTGTGAAAGATTACGTCTCACGGGGTGTTGTCTCCTCTTCCGGCCTGCGACTCTCCGCTATCTGCTGCTGATACGCCTGCGCTATCCACACCGGACGTGAGAGTCCGGCTTTTTCCCGCTCTGCAGATTCCCTGACCTGCTGGCGGAAAATGTCCTGATAATCCTCGCCCATCAGCGCCAGCTCTTTCTCATACGTGCTCAGTCCGGCCTCAATGCGCATCACCGATTCCTGAACCTCCTTGAGCCCGTCAATGGCCATTCTTCCGGCTCCAATCCACTCAGCCCGTGACCAGGCTGATCGCGCCTGATAAAAATCAAAACGTGCCCGTGGCGGACGAATAATCCCCCGAAGAAGTGCCTCTTCCAGCCAGCAGGAAAACATCTGCGTGGCCAGCCGGGACGCAATAAATTTTCGCCGCCCCATAAAATAGCGCCACGACTCATTGGCGGATGCGCGGGCACTTGAATAACTGACCTTCGAGTAATCACGGGACAACTGTTCGTAGGAAACGCCAAGACCGGCGGCGATATACCGCAGCAGCGCCTGTTCAAGCGCCGAAAATCCATTGTCTGAATCCTGCGCGGTCTGAAGTTTCAGATCATCACCGGGGAAAAGGTGCGGAATTTTGACACCGCCCAGCGTCACGCTATTCGTGTCATACCAGGTGGAGAACTTATCCAGAATATTAATAAGCGGATTATCCTTCTGCCCCTGCGGCGCACCGGCGATATATTCAAAGGCCTTTTCGGTATCAAGGTCACTTTCAATCGTCGCTGCATACATCGCCTTCACTATGGCCGACTGAAGCTGTGTTGCCTGCAGGGAATCGAGCATCTTCAGCCGTTCCATTACGCTGTAAAACTGATTGGCCCCACGGGTCTGCCCGTCCTCCACCGGCTCGAAAATATGCAGCATGGCCGGACGCCCGGTGGGAAGTTCACGCGGGATCCGTTCCCATCGTCCACTCCCGGAGCGAGGAAAATCATCCTCACAGATATGGTACGCAACGGCACGACCATATCGATCGACCTCCACACCGGCCCGCAGAAAACGGTTCCCCATACCGTGTCCTGGCGTGTCCACCCGTTTCGGACTCACGGCTTTAAAACGCGTACGAAACAGTTGCGTGCTCTCCGTATCCCAGACCGGCTGCACAAAGATTTCGCCGTTAAACGCATGAACGCCCACACCTTCACGAATAAATTCCGTAAACGTGCGTTTTCCTTCCACGTCGATCTCGCCAGACATCCCTTCTGCGTATTCTGACCAGGCCGCCTCCACCTCATCGACAAAACTTTTTGCCGCGGTCTCCCGCATCCCCAGCCAGCGCCAGTTCGGACGGTAGCTGATCAGAAACATATGCCCGACAATATGATCCTTATGCAGGGCCACCGCATTGGCCGCTATCCCGTTATTGCGCACCAGATCATCTGCCCGGGCATTCCCCAGACGCAACGCAGGCAGCAGGGCTGCATCGGCACTCTGCGCCGGTGGCAACCACTCCGCCATTTGCCCGCCAAATCCTGCACCGCCCCCGTTGTAGCTGAGACTCTCACGAAGCGGAACGCCGTTCACATCAATCAGGACAGGCGTTCGTTTCATAACCTCACTCCCAGCGGACGACGGCGACGCCGGGTTGTCCCCAGTACCGACTCCGCATCATTGATCGCCCGGTTAAGCTCATCCAGAGAAGCCGCCGTATATTCAATTCTGCGACCATCTTTCTGGACAGACACCACCCGTTTACCGGTTAATAAATCAAGGCGCGCCTGACGCAGCGCCTGCAGTTCAGCGACTGTAACCATTCACTCCTCCGGACAGCTTCGCTGCCAGTTCTTTCAGGGTTGGCCGGGTCGTCTCTTCTTCCCGGGATTTTGCCAGTACAGCCAGATCAAGCTGCCAGCGTTGCACGGACACACGTAATGCCGCGTAGGCATACACCAGGCAGTCCAGCGCTTCGTTACGCCGCTTTTTGTTATCCCACAGCAGACGCATCTTTCCTTTTTCCCACTTCTCCACAAGCTCTTCCGCTACCAGTTGCTGCGCCTCTGTCTGCGAAAAAATCTCCGGATCATCAGGAAAACGGATGGCATACGACGTGGCTTCATCCGCAGGCGTGGGATCGGCTTTCATACGGGCATAGAGAATTTCTTTTGCGGTGTCCGTCCCCACTTCACACAGATACACGCCCCGCTGATTGCGGGTTTTCGGCATGGTGATCACCGGCTTGCCATAGACAGACGCGCCCTTTACCGGCAGCACCCGGAAAACACCGTGTTTTTTTGATCTCTGATAAACAATTTCACCATCGATCCCCCCGGTGTCCCAGCAGACACGGGAAATAGTCATTTCGGTGCCATCCGCATGGCGGTATTTTTTGTTGATCGCCGCATCCACACGTAACAGCGTCTCTTCCTCATCAGGACGCCCCATAATGATGATTTTATCCACCAGAAAGGCTTCCTCTCCCGGAGCCCATCCCCAGACATACATCTCAAAACGGTTTCGCTGCGAGTCAATGCCCGCCGTCAGATAAACCACCCGGGCAGGCACCGCCGCCGTGTAACGCACCACCTTATCCATCAGTACCTGGTGATCGAGTTTTTCGCCCACGGCCTCTTCCCAGGTCTCGCCCAGCGTGGTGTTCACAAAGGTTTTCAGGCCGTTGGGATCTTTCAGTGCATCCAGCCAGTCATAGACAATCTGTACCCAGGTGGTGAACGGACTGTACGCCGTCCAGATATGGAACGTGATGGAGCGCGGCGGCGGAATTTCATCACCCCGGGCGCTGAAAAACGTCAGACCGTCACGGGTCCACATGCCCGTGTTTTCACAGATCCACCGCCCGTTACTCTGGTCAAGCTCAGACTGATGGATCACACAGCCATGATGCTCACAAAGGTAGAAAACACTTTCTGGCTTATTCTTCTCCCACTTAAGACCGAAAGGCGAGGCATCATCGCCAAATTTCAGATACTGCTCCTCCCCACAGTGCGGACAGGGCACATAAAAACGCATGAAGTGTGCCGACTCGTTAGCGGCTTTTTCGATCTGGCAGGTGCCTTTGATTTTAGGCGTCGAGCCGCGAATGGATTTTGGCCACACCGACCCCTCAATACGCTTATCCCCCAGCAGGGTTGGCGAGCCCTCTTTTTCGACATCCGGCTCGAACGAGGAAAGTTCGTCATAGCAGACCACGTCCACGGATTTTTCACGGTAGTTTTTGGCGGCAGCGCCGCCCAGGCACCAGAAACCGACGCCCGATGAAAAGCGTTTCAGCGTGAGAGTATTGTCACGATGTTTACGACCCAGCCATGGGGAAAGGTCTTTCAGGCATGGCACGTTCCGAATCGTCGCCTCCACGTGAGACTTCATAAAATCTTCAGCGGCAGAATCCGTGGGCTGAAAAAGCAGACTGTTTCGGGATTTATGCTCAATAAAATACCCGACCACCCCCAGCAACATCTTTGTATAGCCAACACGGGCAGATTTAATCAGGTTAACCGTGCGAACCTGGTCGTTACCCATACAGTTCATGATGGCGATCTGGAATGGCAGCGTTTTCCATTCTCCCTCACCATATGAAGATTCTTTAGGCAGATAATAATTTTGATCAGCCCATTCAACTGCCGTCATTGGTACAACCCTGACCAGAGGCTGCAGCGCAACCGAAACGGCAGCCATCATATTATTCAGTTGTTGCTCTGATATATTCATCGAGTAAATCCGGTAATTTATCCCCTGCCCGCGCACACTGATTTGCCCCCTTAGCAATAAGGGTTTTCAGATGGTCAAGATGGCGCGGTGTTAAATCAGGAAACTGTCGCTGCATGGATAAAGGGATGGAATCAAGCGTACTGGATAACGCCATTGCCAGCTTACTGAGGGCAAAAATACAGAACCCGGTGTCAATAAGTTTTCCTTTTGACACCTCATTTTTTAGCTGCTGTGTAACAGCCTGTTCTGCTGTCAGTTCCCATCTGGCAATAAGCAATTTCTCCTCATAGTCGTCTTCGCTATCGCCATCAGGCACATCGTTTTTACTTCTCCTCAGATACGATATGTAAAAATCGCGCCAGGCATCCAGATCCAGTTGCCCTCGCTTATTCGATATCGGGGCACCCGGCAATTTCTGCAATCTGCGAAGCTGGCGATCGGTCAGACTTAAATGCCTGGCAACTTCAGTCTGCGTAGCCACTCCTCACCTCGCAAAAACTCTCACCTCACAATCACAACAAAACCGGTCATGTCCGGTTTACATGTCTGTTTTTTGTTCATGTCCGGTTCACAGAAGACCTGTTTTTATATTTTTCATATAGTTAACTTGCAGAGAAACCGGACATGGATCCCGGAAAATTTTCATAAATAGCGAAAACCCGCGAGGTCGCCGCCCCGTAACCGGTCGGATCGCCGGAAAGGACCCACGAAATGATAATAATTATCATCTATATAAGGTTTATCACAACATGTGTGTACGCCATCAAACCACGAGAAATAATCAATTATGACGCAGGTATCGTATTAATTGATCTGCGTCAAATTAACGTAAAAGCAACTTCAGATAATACAAATCAGCAACACTGAATATGGGGAAACATTATGTCATCAAAGAACAGAACCCGCAGAACAACAACCCGCAACATCCGATTTCCAAACCAGATGATTGAACAAATTAACATCGCTCTTGATCTGAAAGGTTCAGGAAACTTTTCAGCGTGGGTTATTGAAGCCTGCAGAAGAAGGCTGTCAACAGAGAGTTCGGGTATGAATTACATAATTAAGTAACATGGTGTTCACAGAACACGCAGTTACCGGACACATCAGTTTTCCATTCGCTCCCCGGCAGTACAGGCTTCCCCTCTGACGGGATAGCCTGAAAAAATAACACAGAAAATTATTTGTTATAATTAATATAACTTACTCAAAAAAAAAGCGACGAGAAAATCAGCATCAACGAACAATAAGCGCCAATACGTGATAACAAATGGCAGCCATATTTATCTGCAGTATAAGCAATGGACAGGATAACCACACCAGAAACCGTCAGCATAAAATCCATTTGAACTTCCCCGGACAAAATCGACTCATCTAAAGATTTACAGCTCTTTTTATTATCAATATGTTAAAAGTAAAATAAACAGATGTTCAATAACACGAATACAAAAACGTGCTGAAATTCAATGAATCCATTTCTGTGTCATCAATTAATAGTGATAAACATCCGGCTTCTTCCACCATCGCACCGGACAGGCGACTATGAGGGGACAACGCCGCGCTCCGTTAACGCGGTAAACCCCGGTGTGTATCGTTTTTGATTATCCCCGCACACTCGCGCAGAAGAGTCTCCCTGTCGGGCTGCGGTCTCTGTTAATGCAGGAATACGGCGACAATACCGCGCATGGATAATAAGGTCGCTCAACACACTGGCTGTAATGCAGCGGATACCATGCGGCATTTAGCGGCATTTAGCGGCATTTAGCGGCATTCATCGTACACTCCACGGTTAGCTCTTCATTCGTGGCATTCACCTGAAAGGTCCGGGAGTGTAATTGCGTACATTTACCACTGAACGAACCTTCAACAAGAACACGACCACGCTGCAAAATACGGAACGGAATTGTTCCCTGAAAAGGTTCTACGGTTACCCGTAATTTCTTCATGTATCCTCCGGATAATAAAAAGCCAGCTTAGTGCACTGAGTGCGGATATATTCCTGCGCCCCTTCCAGCTGCTTCTGCATTGTCATCAACCGTTCTCTGAGGATGAAATAATCCCGTTCAGCGGTGTCTGCCAGTCGGGGGCCGGTTGCATTATCCACGCTGGAGGTGCCGGTGGCTTCACGCACGGTACCGGGGCAGGTGGCGTTGACCCGCAGGCGCTTACGACCAGCGGCAACATCAGCGCGCAGAGTTTCAATTTCAGCTCTCGCATCGGCTAATTCCTTCGTGTATCTGGCATCAAGCGCAGCGACATCTCGCTGGCGCTGCTGCATGTCAGTAATAGTGGCATTCGCCAGTTTCAGCTCACTGACTTTTTTATCGCGCTGCGCTTTGTAGGTGATGGCGTTATCGCGGTAATGATTCAGCCCCAGACTAAGCACACCACAGGCTACCAGCAGGACAATAATCACCACACACAGAACACGGTTCATATCACCACCAACGGATTGCCCAGACCAGAACAGCAATGGCCACAATACGAATGGCAAATGCCATTGCCCGAATAAGTTCAGCACTCATCTTTTTAAAGTTCACGATTTCAGCGCAATGACCAGTTTTGCCAGCCCATACAGCATCGGAGACACAGCAATACCAACAGCCCCCCACTTAATAGCAAAAGCCAGCGCTCTGCTGATGTCATCAGTCACTGTCACCCCAGCAGCCCCGACGAAGACAACATCACCCAGGCGAGGGACAGAAAAAGAGCAACCAGCATTAGTGAAAATGAAATACCGACAATCACACACAGGACCTTTGCCGGCGTTATGAGTTTGTCTGACATAGCTACCCCTTAATTGCCACAATTAACTGGGATACTACCCATAAAAAAGGGATGCTCCAGACCAGCAAAAATTTCCAGTTTGGTAATTGACTAATCATGAGTCGCAACTCCCTAATCAGTTTGCTAAAATCAATCAAGGCAGCCTCCCATAGCTTACTGCCATAAAAACAAAACCCCGCTTGCTGCCAACAAACGGGGTTTTTACTTTTATTCACTTACGTTTCGCCAGTTCGCAGGATTTCATGTTATCCGCCCGCGTGGCCATGCCTTATTTTTCAGCAAAATATTCTGCTTATCTGTCGATACCCCAGCACGCCAGCGCGCTCTCCTGGTCACGACGGGATACCTGACCGTAGCAGTTGTTTGAACGAATACGGCAATCTCTGCCACCGTCCTTAATCCACCAGCGAATCGCCTCACATGCTCCCCTGCGATCACCAGCATTAATTCGTCTGTAAAACGTCGACGGGAAACACTTACCGGGACCAATGTTGTACGGACAGAATGACGCGATCCCCGCTTTCTGGGGTTCGGTCAATGGCACTTTGATGTTTTTCTCCACCCATGCCAGCGCCTTATCACGCTCAATGGCGTTAACCTGGTCGCATTTCTCCTTCGACAACTTCATGCCCGGGACGACAGGTTTACCATCCACCAGAATGGCACCGCGACAGATGGTCCAGATACCCGCGCCATCACGGTATGCCGTGGTGTGGTTACCTTCCTTTTCATCCAGAAACTGGTCGAGAATGTCAGGCGCAGGCGCACCAGCGGCAATCAGCGCCAGAACGGCAGCCGACAGGCCGTATTTGATTTTGGTGTTCATGGATATTTATCAGGATTTATCGGCAACAGATAACGAGCCAGCTTATATACGTCCTTTAAGATAAGTCAGTCCTGGATGAAACCAGTAAGCCGGCACTTTTTTAAAGGGCGGATTATCAAAATCACGAAGAAGAGCCTCCCGCACAACTGCATCCTTGTCCGCACCACTGGCCAGCGCTTCAATCTCAGCAGCTATCTGCAGATATCCCATGCAACGACCAATGCACTTCATCAGCCCCTGCTTTTTATTGTTCTTCAGGTAATCAATGGCAAATTCAATGAGCTCCTCACTATGCTGGTGCGATGGCGGTGTTACTTTTCCATTTTCTGAGATGGTTATTTTCCCAGCATCACCGGATACAACAAAGGATGGCCGGTTACACTCCCATTCCAGGTCACTGAAATTATCATTATGAATACTGAAACACTCTGCGAGATTTCTGCTCATCACTTTCCGGCAATAATCGTAAAACGCAGCAAACTGCTCATCGCGGCGTTTTTTTTCAGGCTGCTGAAGATGCTCTTTCAACCATGAAGCGCAGCTTAGATTCGCCGCGCGATCAGGAATAGCTTCTTTCATTTCGTCTGCTGCAAGCACCTCATTTTTTGTTGGGGTGCTTTTTTTCAATTCAGCGATATAGCACTCCAGTTTTTCAATACGCGATTCAACATCATCTTTTTCTGACCGCAGTGTTGACGGCGGCATCTTCAGAGAACAAGTAATTCTTCCCGGTAGCTTTCCTTTGTAGGTTATCAATACATCCTGCGCATCTAAAATTACGGGGCGCTTTTCCGGTGACGGTTCATCCCCTTCGCATAACCCGGCAACAATATCCATGAAAAACTGCTTCGCCTGTTTTTTCGCCTCAGCTTCGTAGAACTCCAGCGTGGCACCTTCAGTACGGTCAAGACTAATCGCCACATGTGGCAACAACAACGACGGATGCCCGCCAATTTCAAGTGCCACAGTAACAGCAATCTTATCCGGGTAATTATTTATCTCTTTAACAACCAGTTCGTATTTTTTCTTCATCGCTTTAGTCTCCCCGCGCCGTCTTACGGCGGTCCTCCCTGATTTTGAAATACAGGTTAGTCAGATACGTCAGCAGGCCAAACAGCAGACTCCCCAGTACACCTATTGCCACCCACTGGGACGGAGAGACTTTGTCCAGCAGCTGCAGTAACCAGTATCCCGTCCCCACCGCTGACGTGGTGTATGACACACCCGTTGTGATTTTTTCCATCTGATGTATGTCTCCGTCACCGCCGACAGAAAATGAAAGTAAAGGAAAACAAAAAGCCGCCAGTGTCACCCACTGACGGCCAACTCCGGGAGCCGTGATTATGGCATTCAGGCTCTGCTAAAAATGCCAGATAACATTCCGACCAACCCCTGATTCAGGTTATAAATGACACAATATCTTGACAACATCCGTCACTGTCTGTCAGAAAATGTACTGCCAAATATAAGTATCATGTGAAGTACATCTACCCGTTTTAGCCAGCGTCCTTCAGAGTGGGCGCTGGCTTTTTTTATTATGCTGCCGGTGCATTTATCTCCAGCATCAGACTTTCTATCTCAACGCCATACGCTGCATTTTTTGTAACATCCGTCAGCGTCAGCGCATTCAGTCCCAGTGTCAGACTGTCTTTTATAACCTGGAATGCCGGGCCAGCCACTCCATTCAGTTTCGGAGTAACCGTGGCACTGCCGGCGGTGAACACCAGCTCCAGCGTCTGCCAGTCGTTACCGTAATCGCCGAACTCCCCCAGCTTCGTGTTTCCGGCTTTCCTGTGATGCATCAGATTCACTCTGCCGTCAGTGGTCTGAGTGAAGTACGACATCAGGAACGGATTACCGGTACCCGTCATCGCCACACCATCAGGAACGGGAGCATCCGTATACAGATAAATCCCCAGCCCGAACTGATTGTTGGTCAGTGCGCCTGACAGGCGGAACTTACAGGTCAGTCTGCCGCCCTGTGTCAGCAGGGTAATTGCGTCATCCACCGGATGCGTCAGGGACCAGGTTTTATTGCTCTGCTTGGTGATCTTAAATACACCATCTGACAACTGAATTCCGCCATCCTTAATGCTCCAGCCCTGCGCAGCAGCCTCTCCGGCTGCCGGCAGCAGGGAGATTGTGCGAACGGACGTATCTGCAGACGGACCCGATGGCGTGTTGCCGCCGGGCGAGGGTTTAATTTCCGGTGCCTTACCACTGATGAAGGCTGAGGTGCGCCCGGCTGCGTTCAGAATAGCGGTTGCCAGACGATCCGGAATAATGCTCCTGCGCGCCCATGAACTGAAATGTGTCGGGCGGTTTGATGATACCTGGTTTCCATTCGTTCTCGATGCCGCACCGTAATATCCTGATGCCGGAATATCCGGATCTTCTGCCGGCGCGTTAGTGGCGGTATTGACGCCGTTACCGTCTGTCATGAAGGGCACAAAATAAACGCCCTCACTCTCCCTGTTTTTATACCCGCCGTACACGGTGTCGTACTGGGTAGCGTATGTATTTTTCCAGTAATACGTCGTGTCACCACAAATCCACGGCACATCTGCAGCACTGCCACCATGGCACTGCGCGTTAAACACGGAGAGGTCAGCACGAAACTGTGTCAGCATGGCTGTAAACAGCGCAGGTTGCTGTGCGTGGGTGGCGGCGCTCATGTCAAACTCTCCCTGCATCCAGCACACCGCCAGCAACACATTTTTCGGGTTCTTCTGTAATGCAGCTTTAGTGCGCGCAATCAGGTCCTGATATAACGGTTTACCCACACCCCAGCGTGCCGAATCCTGGCTGGCCCCCGTGTCCGCACTGAATGTCCCCTCAGCGCCCTGGGTGAATGCAGAACCACCACGACAGCATGGTACCAGCAGGATCCCCGCGTTATTCGGGATATACGGAAGCAGTTTTTTGGCAATATGTAAGCCCTGGCCGACACAGCCGTACTGCCCTTTGCTCAGGTCTGCCTTCGGATGATTCAGCGTACTCATATCCTGCACATCATGCAGGCAGTGGTCAGCCGGGATGATGTCGTTATACGTACAACTCTCTCCACCCGGAGTTACCGTGCTGCGGCGCGCCAGCTGTTTAATGCGCGGATCCGGAGCATCGTAAGAATCCGGTAACGGAAGCCCTTCACCGTAGGCCATGCCGTTGGACTGTCCGGCAAGCACAACCACGTAGAACCAGTCCGGCTCAGATGAAGGGCCGTCCTGTGGATCTCCTTCAATAGCCACCGCCTGCATCAGTGTGTACGGCGTAATGGCAACCGGTCCGCCGTATGGCTGCCAGCCCTCTTTCAGTTTGTGTGTCAGCTTTTCCGCAAGGTCTGACGGCGACGCCGCCCTGACAACATCATAGTGTTTAAATGCCATGAATCCTCCCGGCCGGGATAATATTGTGAGTAAAATGAGGAGCGGGCTGAAGTCCGGAAGTTACAGGACAATGGCAGAAGAGAGACAACAGCCCGCAATACGAAAAAGGCCGCGCTATTGCGCAGAGTGATTACTGTCGGATATTATTCGCCAGCTGAAATATTACTTCACGTTTTGTTGTTTATTCCTTGCCGCCCGCGTCTCCCTGCGCGGGCTTTTTTTGTCCATAAGAAAGCCCCTCCGGAGAGGGGCTGGAGAGTGGCGCTATGTGCCATTGCATGGTGCCGGGTGCCTCCCGGTGAATTCAGTACCAGCACCTGAATCCGCGATTATCCCATATACCTACTCGCTGATTGCCCCTCCGCACAGGGGGATTCACCATGCCAGTTTCTTTTAACAAACTCCCCGCAAACCAGACAACAGTCAACCGCCTGAATTGTGAGACATTTAAAAAAAAGGCCCGCAAAAGCGAGCCAGGGAAAATAAGTGTGGCGCGTTGTACTGGATTCGAACCAGTGACCGATTGCTTAGAAGGCAATTGCTCTGTCCGGCTGAGCTAACAACGCAGGATACAGATAATGGACCGCCTTCGGGGACCCGAACTCCGCGCAACCAGCTTCGAAAGCTGGCGCTCTTTCCTGATGAGCTAATGGCGGTATGTGATGGTGGCCCTTGCTGGATTTGAACCAGCGACCTGGCGATTATGAGTCGCTCGCTCTCACCACTGAGCTAAAGGGCCGGGTCAAAAAATAATAATCAGATGAAAATCAATAATCAAGCCCTTGCCTGGATACATATCTGTCTGGCGGGAAGCCATAATAGCGGTGAAATACAGAAATAAAGTAGGACCAGCTTGAATAACCGCATTTTTCTGCTACAGCCTGTCCATATCCATGCCGGGAACATAACATATTGACAGCAACACGCATCCGCTCTTCCAGCAACAAGCGACTGAACATGTGCCCTTCATTTTTCAGTTTTATCTTTAACAAACTCTCACTCATATGCAGGCGTAACGCAATCGCACCAAGCGTCCAGCTTGCTGATATATCTGTCTGAATTATCGCCCTGACTTTGGCACTTATACTGGATAAACATCCACTTAAAAATAATAATATCCGTTCATCTGATTCAAACAGCGACAGGCATACCATCATAAGAAACATATCCGTGGTATCTCCGGAAAATCTCTGGCTGGTAATTAAAGCCTCAACCAACGCAGGGTTGTTGGGTTCCAGTGACAGATAAAGCGGAACGTCAGTCAGATGAGTTCTTGTCAGCTTATGCTGAATTTCCAGATATTGACTTACTATGGAATGGTTTATATCGAAAATTTTAACTTTGCCATAATGCATAAGGAAAAGCGCCCTGATGCATTTGGTGGCCAGAACGACTGAGCCGGGCTTAAGTGACAACGTATCCTTTTCAAGAAAAATATTAATTGGGGAGCAAACCATGATAACTGAACAGACAACAACCATTATAATTTTACTTTCATTAGCAATTGGTTAGTTCAATTATAGCCCCAAAAGGTAAATTATCATCAACACATAAGCAAAGGACTGACAGGTGCCGCTAACACCCACCAGCCGCCCATTTACCACAAATAAAAAAGCCTTCAGGACTGAAGGCGTCTGTAACAACCGAACTGATAGTCTGCCAGACCCGCATAACCAGCAGGGTCAGTATTAACTGGCAGCGCTCGCGTGAAAGGTACGTATTCTGCGCAATCTCCCCAACCGTCGCCGGTTCGGTGACGCTTAATTCATCAAACACAACTCTGGCGGTTTCTGTCATATCCTGCTGTTTCAGCATGTCTTTTTACCCTTTCCGGTTAACGTGACACACCAATAACTCTTGTCGAAAAAGCCAGCAAGCTGAAAGACCTGTATTAATAACTACCAGCACATTTAACGCACTGCGCTACTTTGCGGGCACAAAAAACCCGCTCAGAGGCGGGGTCAAGCTATGCGGCGAAATAACCACTCTTAACAGCATACCTGATTTTTTACGTACGTAAATGCTTTGCCGTGCATATTTTTCATGCAAATGTCACGTCCTGCTATTTTTCAGTCTTATAAATTTAAAACCATAGAAAAAATCAATTATGTTTTAAAAATGGATAGGTAAAGAATAACAAGTGACACAGATTCAAACCAAAATGGAAAAGGGTGGCAACCCACAAACGCCCACTCCACATCCATGACAATCCATACACAACACCAGATAACGTGGCAAATAATACAAGTAAAGCACCACCTGAATAGTGAAAAAAACCAAACAACAAAGCCGCCACAATTAATGCAACCAATGGAGACGTTACTTCTGATAGCCGTGATTGAATATACCCTCTAAATAATGATTCCTCTGCCAGAGACACAAAAAACAAATTAGCCAATATAAACTCTGGCAACCACTCAGGAAAATGAATCTCTGGCTTTAATCCACCAAAAAAAACAGCCAAAAACAGGATAAGAGGAACAGAGAGCGACAGAGCCCCCCACTTCCACAAAGACACTTCTGATTTTACTTCTTTTTTAAACAAAGAAGATGTACACAGGACTAACAAAAATGGCACCAGCGCTTTATCAAAATTAAAATACATTGTATAGGGAGTGCTTTGAGGGCCAACAGTAACAGAATTTAGCACTACAGGATTGTGAAACCCTGGCCATAGATGGAAAGATAATGCTATGGCTGATAAAACCATGCCAACTTCATATATAGATTTAGCCCAGGCGTTATATTTCCAGTTGAACTTCAAAATAATAAAAAAAACGATTGTAGCAACAAAAAATAACACCGACCAATCAATAATATCATTAAGCACAGCCAGGACAACAGACACCGTCAACAATGAAAAAGCCACTACCTTATGCCAACTGAGAGTTGACAGTGACAGTACTAACACAATCCACATAAGCACTCCTTTTATTTAATGATGAAGATTGATTATCAATATTTTCAATTCACCAGGCAACATTTTATCTACCTTCCACAATACATGACCATCAAAAAAATAAACATGTTAATTATAAACGCAGAAAACATAACCCTCATCACTATATATCCCTACCGCATATCCATATCTAACCGGACATTCAGAGCCATAAGCATTCCTTCAATAATACCTTCCGCTTTATAAAGCCTTTTACCAATAAGCCCATCAGAACATCTATGCTTACGTGCAAGAGCCATAAATGTCATTCCACCTACGTAATAATCCACCAACAAATCGTGCAAATACTGATTATTCTTGTTTAATCGTGCCATACAACCACAAATTATCATGGCGTCATCATCAGAACACTGAGGACGTGATTTCACTTTAGTCGGGATTAATCCTTTAAAACCAGCAGCTATCGAGGGCCATGTTACATCTTCATGATTATTTGCTGCCCATGCCCCCCATCGCTCAAGAACCATCTGGATATCACGCGCCATCGTTACCACCTCTGATTTCGTAAATCTTCACGCCCAGCCGTCCACCTGGCACAGGCTGACCGCGCACAATATTGATTTCATCAAACTGCTCGTCATCAATGAGCACTTCCGCATGCGTCAGCGCATCCAGCGGTGCTTTCAGAATGTTGTCCAGGTCACGGCGGCGCTTATCCGGTGGTTCTGCAATAATTTTTATTGCCAGCCGTCCGGACAGGCTTAATTTCAGCCGCTGCTGGCGAACAATAAGCGCCACAGCCCGGCGATAACGCTCACCGGCTTTTGATACAAAATATGTGCTGCCACGACGTCGCCAGTAGGTGTTCACCGTCGGCGGGTAAGGCAAAACAAACTCTATACGCATCAGTAACCTCTTTTACCCGAGCACGCCGGTTGCAAAAGCGTGATCAAGAAAACGAAAAATTAAATCAACCTGGGAACCATGCTTTTCTTCGAGCGCCAGCGGATCCGCATGAAGCTCGTTGTGATGCTCCCGACACAGCGGTAGCGTGAAAATATCGTGGGATTTTGTTCCCATTCCACCCTGACCATGACCAATCAGATGATGAGGATCGTCCGCTGGCTTACCACAACACGCACACGGCTGTGTCTTTACCCAGCGTGTGTATTTCTCATTTACCCAGCGGCGACGTTTAGGTCGTTTCATGAAAGATTCCGGAGACTCAGGATCAACGGCAATGCTGACCACCGTCTTTTCCTGTGGTGGGTTCTGTTGCTGGTGGGCGTGAGGCAGCGGCGCAAGATTTTTTGTGCGCTGTTTCAGTATGCTGGTGGCGGTCTGCTCTCCCGGTACGATGTCGCTTTCGCGGTACACCGAGCAGATTTTTTCCGCTGGTAATCCCAGCGAGCGACGTAATACCGCTTCCGGTAGCGCGTCCGCCAGCTGATTGCGGACCGCCCACCAGGATAATTCAGCCAGAGATAATTCACGCTCCTGCGTACCGCTTATTGCGTGACCGATGACGTCAATCATCCATGCTGACAGGTTTTGATGAGCAAGTTGCTCGAGTGATTCGGATGTCTGGTCACGCAGCTGGTTGTCGCAGTGCCAGCACAACACCATTGCGCCGGTACCATAACGGTGAATAACGGTTTCACTGTGATGATAGTCACCATGAGGCCACTGGCAGGATTTGACATGACGCAACAGCCAGTCAGACAGTGCACCAGCGCCACCAACAGCACGAATCACACGCTCATTGCTGAAAAACGGCAGTAATGATTTATCCTCCACCAGCGGCTGGCGAACAGTGGGAACCGCTCCGGATGGCAGCGCCCGCATGTTTTTCGGTTCCGGCTCAACCAGCACCCTGCTGTGATGAAAAACCGGCAGTGATTCGCGCCCGGGCTTAAGGACCACCAGCCCGAGTTCCGGTACCGGAACAGGTCGAAGTAATACCCGCACGTTACCTCCAGATGCGTTGCTGGAATGTGCGGGACGGACGCGGTGGGCGCTCGGAGTACGGCAGCCTGACGTAGATTATCCAGTGACGATAATCGAGGCTGAGGGCTTTCCTAAACTCATACCCACGTCTGCGGTAGTTCTGAATCAGCCATTCGGCCTGTTCTTCAGTGCATGGGGCGTGCCGGAACCAGTCAGATTTGAATGCATGAGAACGCCGCCCGTGCCTGCTGGCAAAGACGGCTGAATTATCAGAATTGTGTAGTCTGGAATTTTGCGCCATCGGCTTTCTCCGGTGGCACAGTGTTACTCAACAGGGGTTCAGCCCTGCGCTGAATTGTAGATGAATTCACTAATCTTCAAAAGCAGAAAAACCAGCCTTAATCCCAGCTTCTTTCAGAGACGGCAACGATGTGACAAATTCATTTGCACGCAAAATAAAACCATCCGTCACAAGCCCATCCACAAAGTAAATTAACGCAGCTCCACTCTTCCTATGTAGAGACTGTAAACATTTAATACGGCAGTGGCTGACAATAGCGCCATTCTCAACGCGCACAGTATAGAGGCCATCTTCACTAAAAATTTCACGTAATTCTTCGATTTTCATCAACAGAATCCTTCCAGATAAATAGCACTCCCCCTGTTCGGGGTCCATCCCTCTTCTCCCTGCGCGCTACTTAAGTATTTTTGATTCTATTCTGGCACCGTCCAAAACTTCAAACACGTTGAAAATAAAAACAAAAAACCCGCCGAAGCGGGTATACTCAAACAATCTGGAAAATATTTCTTGGATTTGTAATAGGTCTGTTGATGGAGAACAACTCACGAATTAAATCTTGGCTCAAGCCAGTTTTCATAAGAATTCTTAGCCAGGTTGCATCATCCAGCATTTCAATCGCCTCGGCCAGCATGCCGGGTTCTTCAGGGCGCAAAAGTTCATCACCAGGTTCAACTCTCGTATACCCTCTGGAATTAAGATGCATATAGCCAGTTCTTGCCTGTTCCTGGGTCAATAAGCCTAATGCGCTGGCTCGATAAATACACATTTTAAGGCTGATTTTCCATCTAAGTTTAAATTCAACCAGAGCATTCCAGTCGAATTGCTTACCTCGTATTCGTGGAAATTCTTTAATGAAAGATAACCTGGGAACTAATAAGGCGCTCGAAAAGTGATCGGCTTGTGATTCCGTAAGTTTATCACCTGTCGTTATGCCCTCATGCATTACTAAATGCCCTAATTCATGACCTAAATCAGAGCGAAATCTACATATGCTTTTTTTAACATTGTTCCTGATGATAACAGGCCTGTTATTGTGAACAGTAAAAGCATCAACACGATCATCGACTCCCGTAACATGCGCAACGATTACCCCTAAACTCTCCGCCAATTTAACCATTGATGATATAGGGCCAAGACCTAAATTCCAGGCACGGCGACAATCTTCTGCCACTCGCTCAATATCATTCGGAGTAAGTAATTCAGCCCCTGGGTGCTCCGGTATGTTAACGTCAGGAAATTCGATTTCACCTTCAACAGCAGAAATTATAATATTAAGAATCTCAGCCCTGGCCAATACACTATTAGTCAGCGTTTGAGTCCTGGACTTCTTACTCCGAAAATGGCAGACATCACTTTCCAGAGCGTATTTTCGTTCAGTAAAAAGAAAACTGGACTTAATCATAAGCGCTGAAGATATTAACTCAAGACATTGCTCCGATGGCCTGCACCCCTTCTCCAGTTTGCTAACAAATTGCTTTGTCTTGCCAATTTTTTCGGCTAACTCTTCACAAGAAAGCCCAACAGCCATTCTCGCTAGTTTGAGCTTATCACCCCGATACTCAGTGAAGTTATTCACCTGATGTTCCATCACTGCTCACATCCAAATCTTTATCCTTCGTACGCCGACGAAGAGGCACCTTATTAATCTCCGCTTCGTCAGGGAGTGTGTTATAATCAAGAGGCATAAGCGGCATCGATGCTGTAGATTGATGAGAAACTATACTAATCTGAGCACCATAAGTATTAAATCCAACAAGAGCTACCTCCCAACGAGGCAGTGTGGACTCTAATTCACCATCGCCCTCTTCGGATAAAAAAGGCTCAGCTATGACTCGCCATGTAATATCTTGCTCAGCCTCAACATCACCAAACAATGAGAGCTGCTCATACTCTACTTTATTTCGACGCAGACGATGTTTCTTTTTGGGGTTATTAATGCAATCTTTGGTAAATTGTAGCGGAACTTTATTTAAAGCAACTACATAGTCCACCCCCTTGGAAATCATCTCAAGGCCAGGAATTGCATCTTCATTTTGAATAAGATGATTTCTGACCCAATCATAAGCCCTTACACCTTCAGACCAGTTGCTGTCTAATGCGTGCTTATGATAGTACAGCTGCTCAAGTACGTTAGCGATCTCCGCCAACAAGTGGCGAACATAGTTTTCAGCAAGATAAGGTTGAAATTCCCAACAAGGAGCTAACTGATTTTCATTCATTTCAAGTTTCGCTTTTTTTAGAATTCGCAAACCACATATTTTCGCATTTTTCTATTTTTGTCAACCAGGCTAATGCAAAAACCCGCCGAAGCGGGTTAAGTGCGGGTGCGTTGAGGATGCCTGGCACATCAGAGGTGGCGGGAGATTACTCCCCCGCCGGGTCTCTTACTCCTCAGGTTCGTAAGCTGTGAAGACAGCGACCTCCGTCTGGCCGGTTCGGATTCGTACCTCGCAGAGGTCTTTCCTCGTTACCAGTGCCGTCACTATGACGGTTAAACAGATGACGATCAGGGCGATTAACATCGCCTTTTGCTGCTTCATAGCCTGCTTCTCCTTGACCTTTTGGTCCGTAAGAGGCTAATCTCTATGTGTCGCATAGATATGGCCTCAGATTAATGTTAAGCGTCTTGCAGGACGCGTAATGTTAACTGGGGCTTTTCTCTATCTGCCTTTTGGTGTTCATGCCTGAGGCAGATAGCCTCAAGCACCCGCAGCAATTCTACTTAACTCCCGTCACCTCGCCAATATAAAATCAATCAGAAAGGCGATCCATAAGAACAATAGCAAGACAATAAATTGCCACTACAGCCGCAATAGCCAGCGCGCATTTGAGAACCAGCACGATAACCTCCTGTATTGGACGTACACCAGCTCTGATAAATATGAGGCTGCCTCTTTAACTTCGCATTGCGCTACCAATCAATAAAATCAGTGATGTTATCCAACCTAATTACAGTAACTTCCCGTCTCAACTGGTTTTTCCAATATATCTCACGAGCGTTTTGTTCACCAGCACCGCTCCACTCAATTACTCTTAAAGGCTTAGAGGTTAGGTAAGGTCGAATAAGCAGGTTAAGGTGAATATCGAGACCAGAGTAACCAAACAATATTATTTCTTCTGATTCAAATAATGCAAACTGCAAATAATCCCAGTACGTAGAAAGAACATTAGATGCTGCTATAACTGACGGTTTTCTTTTTATATGAGTTAACACTATATGCTCACTAGGTTCATCTATGTCAAGAGTAAGTTGTGAGCGTGAAAGTTTTAAAACATTTTCATGCTGATTAATAAATAGTGGTGAACCATGCAAGTGCAAATAATAACCAAACCTACGATTGTATTTCCGTTCGAGCGCTGCAGAGGAAAATCCGTGGCTTAGCATCCCATCAACTAAAACCCCATCATACCCGTTGAATATATCATTATCTATGAATGAATTGTATAATAATTTGTCATAGTTTAATGTCGCGATATGTGAGTGTGTGTTCTTTACAAACTCCACAAGCGCATTTTCGAATCTTTGTGGCAAACCTTTATCGTAATTATGCAACCTGGTTGCAACTTTGTGAATATAAGTGGCGGTAATTTTGGGGAAGTTTAGTCCATCTTCAGTAAGCCAATGCACGTTCCCCTCTCCAATTTGAGCAAGAGCTTTACAATATGTGACAGCCTGGTGAAGGGTATCCAACTCATGTTCTCCTTCTGGTGGACCTTGCCGCTGAAGACAACGCTCGATAAGTTGCTTGTGGATATCTTTTAAAAAATTGGGGCGATGCCAAATTTCTTCCAACGCTCTGTCTAAGGAGAAGTGAGCAGGATCTAAAGCCATACCGAGACCGTTGCCGAATATTATTAATTTTCTTGCCATATAGGGGGACTCATATTGGAATAACGCTGGATAGCGTAGCGCGATACGCTTAAGTTTAGGATTAATAGACATTCCGTTTGATTACACTCGTTATTACAAACTTGCATGCAAAGAAGCCCAAGCTGTTAGGTAAACAGAGACCGCAGTGGCAAGATAATCTAGATATAGCCTATAAAATCCAACAACAAATAGCGGCCTGTTTTCTATGACTTTTCTTTTCCCTAAATATCACTTATCTAATAAAATGCAATAATGTATTGCACAGTATTTAATGTGTATTAATATAGATAAGTATTGGTCTTATTTGATAACAAATCCTGAGCCTCAAAATGTCTGCTTTTCACACAAAACCAACAAGTAGGCTATTTTTAGCTCTGTGCCGCGAAAATGTCAATTCATATCCGAACCAATACTCTTTAATTTCATTACCTGTGACAATTCTAGGCATATCCCTGATAGAACGCCAATACACGCTGCATAACTTCGCTCTTCCGGCACTCGCGACAGATTATGTTCATACGCCTGTCGTAGCGGCGTATTTCTCCGTCGGGTAATGTCCAGATAAGGCCCGGATCAACCACAACAGGTTTCTTCACCTTTGCCCTCGAGAGTTTTTTGCGGGCGTTTTGCCAGTCCTTACGAGCCTGTTCTGACGGGAACAACCCATAGCCAGAGTGATATACATCACCACTGGCAACCAGCTCTCTGGCAAGAATGCTCATCAGATATCTTGTCGCACCTGTTTTAGCTTCCAGTTGCCGTAGCGTCTCACGACCGCTCTGGCGCACGAGTTCCACCACCTGCCCTTTAATTTTTTCCCGCTCTTCTTGTGTAAAAACTTTTGCCACAAGTCCCCCTTAAAATTACCTCATGACCTGAAATCAACACTTATCCCCTGAAACCAGGCGGAATTTCTGTATCCGGTTCAGAAATATGATTCACACAACGCTGTATAGACGAACGCCCCAGACGGATGACCAGTTCATCCCATTTTTCACGAAGCTTTGACGGGCTCATGATGTTTTTTACCCAGAATGGATCTCGCTGTACCCGACCAAACATTTCGCAAATTTGTCTGTGGCTTCTGCCATCCAGCATCCGCATTGTGCGCACGTCATTGGCCCAGGCAGTCCAGTTAGGCTCTTTTGGTCGCATGATCTCGCCATCATCACTGGCTGCCTGTTCGTAGAGACCCACGATCCGCCCCCAGATCCACTGCGCACACGCCAAATCCTCCCTGCTACCCCACTGGCGTTTTTTCGCACTAAACACAACCGCGTCGGAGTTCCGGGTTAAAAAATCCTGTTCAGTCGTCTGCGGGTCCGGTTGCGAAGCTTCCGGACGAAAAGTGTTTTTATTCTCTGTAGTAATCTCTGTTGTATTCTCTGTAAGATCATCAGGCCATTTTGACCCGATGACATTGGGTCGTTTTGAACCAATGGAGCGTTTCATTTTGACCTCTTCCATCGTGTCATTTTGACCTGATGGAGCGGCGCATTTTGAACCGATGGATTCGCTCAATTTGCCACCATCTAAAAGCTCGCTCCCATAGTTGATCGTGTAGAAATTGGTCATATCGCGCTTTGATTTATTGAGCTTTTCACAACGCAAAAGCCCCAGCGTTTTCAGACTTGCAAACGCGCGCTTTAACGTTGACTCTGACCAGAATGGGAACTGTTCCAGCCATTGTTCCGTTGTGTTGTAAATCCAGCGAACACCATCACATTCCATGCCGGAATTGGTATCTCTCAACCAGTAATGCAACTGCTGCAACACAATGGCTTCATTTAAGCCAATCTTCATCGCAAGCTGTGTGTTTATAACCAGTGGGCGTTCAGCAAAAAGAAGGCTCATAATTCCATCCAGCTTTTTGTTGGTATTGCTGTCGATACGCAAGTTTGAAAGCAATTGCTTTTTCTATAAGTTCGTCAGTTTCACGATCCACTACGGCAGGATCAGCAAAAAGCAGTCCGGACTCCACCACATCGCCATATTCTTTGTTTAACCCGGCGATCATGTACGTGATGCTTTTTCCGTCACTAATTTCACGATACAACCTGAAATCATTAATCCGGATAGCCTCCATAATTGCAGGCACTAGCGCCGTGAACTTTTCACGCTTATCCCTAGTGTCGATAGCCTTCCAGCGTTCGAATATCTTCACTCGATTAACGCCAAGCGCTCGCTGATCAACCGCGCCACCTTCATCTGTGACACGCTGAACCTCGATGTTCGGGCGCTCTTTCAAAGCCCAGAATGCTTCAGTGATTAATATCGTCGCCTGCTCCTGTGTCATTCCTGGTCGACATATCCAGGCATCCAGAGCCTCACGAGCCTGTTCAGGAGTGATTTTCATTGTTCAACCGCCCCGCCCGCTTCGTCTTACGATATTCGTCATAAACCTTGGGATCATACTGAAGCTCGCCGCCAGATGCCTCCTGTAGACGCATCGCGCGACCTTCAGGAACCAGCTCTTGCCATTGAGAAACAGCAGATGGGTCAACGCCAGCAGCTTTCGCTACTTTAGCTTTCGTACCGTAAAAATTAATTACGTCTGATTTAAACATCGCACCTCCAATATTGAGTTTTCTCAATGCTAATCACTCAAGGAATCTCAAGTCAAGGGTTATTAAGATATCTAAATATGAACGAGAAAACTTTAGGTCAACGCATTAGAGAAAGACGTAAGCAGGTAGGCTTAAGTCAAAACGGTTTAAGCAAAGCTGCTGGCGTATCTGGCTCATCAATTTCATTATGGGAAAGTGACCATACAGCCCCGCGCGGGCAAAATTTGCATCGCCTCGCCGAGGTATTGCAATGTTCACCAACCTGGATACTGTTTGGCGACGAGGACAAAACACCAGCTCCCCCTGTTTCACTCGATAGTGCCTTAGACTTATCGGAAGATGAGTTAGAGATGTTGCGTTTGTATCGCGCACTTCCTAAATCAGAGCAACAAGCACAACTCAGCGAACTCCGCGCCCGCGTTGAGAATTTTAATCGCCTGTTCACCGAGCTATTAGAGGCTCGCAAACGCAACAAGCATCAATAATCATCCCTTCACAAAATTTTAAAGCCTTACATTTCAATGTATTGGCTTTATCTTGCGTCAATACTTGAGTTTTCTCATCAAAAAACCCTGACAAAAAAACAATGAGAAAACTAAATTACCTCCATCAAGACACCGCACGGTGTTCTCAGCAAACAGTTCCGCTACCCCGGCGTTAAGGGGAAATGAGGTCAACATGGATACTATCGATCTTGGCAACAACGAATCTCTGGTATGCGGCGTGTTTCCCAACCAAGACGGCACGTTCACCGCGATGACGTATACCAAAAGCAAAACGTTTAAAACCGAATCTGGCGCGCGTCGCTGGTTAGCAAGAAACTCTGACTAATGAAATCTGGTAATTAAGGAATCCTCCACGGGGGGGAGTGGTGCACACGCGCCGGACACAAGCAAGCATCCGGCATGCTCTTTAACAATCTGGATATCCATAACAGTAAAAATCTACAGATTGCCGTTCAGTTTTCTGGCCAACTCTTCAAGAGATGGAGGCGATACGTAATCCGGATTTTTATTCATAAGAAACTGATTTTCACAGTACAGGCACCTGCTTTTATGAAAAAATTCATATTCTCTAACCGGGAATGGCTGAAGTATCGATACTATCTTTTGTCCAAAACATTTTGGACAAAGATGCATGATTATGCTGCCGCCGTTCACGGTTACCTCCTTCGAGTACACAAAAGTTCCCGACTCAAGTTGGCTAAGGATATAACCTTCCGTCTGAGCCTCAAAGTTTTCAAATTCTGCAATTTTAGCTTTGAGAGAAGCATTTATTTCTTGATAAGTGCCCACCAGCTCAACGAGAGACACGCATTCGCGCTGAATAGATGCAAGCTTTGAGTTCAGTTCACCAATAGCCGCATTTACTTCAGCTTGAGTTTTTGCCTCGTTCATTAGTTTTGCAATCTGGGCGGTTTCACGAATAGCCGTCATTGCTGCCGTTAATTCAGCGATCACATTCAATACTCTTATTGTTGTTGGGGATATCCAGATTAACAAGATCCTTGTTGTTGGGGAATAACGGGGACCACCTCGCCTGACGTGGTAAAAAGCAGGCACACAACACGAAAGCACACGGCGAGGTTGCTGGTTCATAGATAGCCTATCGTTAAATTTTCGTCGACCGTGCGCTTCCGGTTGTGGCAATCCGCGAAATGGCGCGGCGGTAAGTATGGCTGGGGTTTCCTCCATTGCTCCAGAAAATGCACCGGGTTGTCAGGTTGACCATACGCTTAAGTGACAACCCCGCTACAACGCCCTCTGTTATCAATTTTCTGGTGACATTTGGCGGTATCAGTTTTACTCCGTGACTGCTCTGCCGCCCTTTTTAAAGTGAATTTTGTGATGCGGTGAATGCGGCTAAGCGCACGCGGAACAGTTAAAACCAAAAACAGTGTTATGGGTGGATTCTCTGTATCCGGCGTTAATTGTTAACTGGTTAACGTCACCTGGAGGCACCAGGCACTGCATCACAAAATTCATTGTTGAGGACGCGATAATGGAAACGTTATTACCAAACGTTAATACGTCTGAAGGTTGTTTTGATATTGGTGTTCTGCTCAGTAATAAAGCGTTTACTGAGGATGCCATTAATATGCGGAAATATGAGCCTTATCTGCTCAATGATAATTCCATACTTTCCCGAATTGCTCTTCTTGAACTTGGTATTTTCGGAGAACAGCAGTGACCTCAGCATTTGCACTGGTGATGACCGTTTTTCTTATAACGGGTGAGCCGCAGAATGTAATTACCGGAATTTATGACAGTAAGTCATCCTGCATTCAGGTAAGGGACGAACAAAAAATCCCCGGTGAATGCCTCCCGTTAAAAAAAGTGTCGCTGAACCTGAATAACGAAATACCGGCTGGATAACCCTCCAGCCATATTAACGCCATACCAACGGATTAAAAATACCAGCAATGGCAGGAATTTGTTCATCCTTAAAATGGTTATGAGGTTTATCAATGAACGCTGATAAAGAAGAAATTGCACTATATTACGAAGCCAAAAATGACAAAGTCAGAAAACGCCTTGGGATTAAAGGTGGTTTTTACTGGCGCACAGCAAAAAAATTATCGGTTGCAATATCACGCGGTGTTGCTGCAATGGACGATGCCGGATTTGACGAAGAGGATTTTAAAAAACCCATCCGCGTCCATTTACCCGTTGTGAATGACCTTCCACCGGAAGGTGTGTTTGATACTGAATTCTGCAACCGATACGAAAAAGGCGGAGAAGATGGTATCACAATGATACTTATCGCGCCCTCTGTTCCGGACAAACCAGCCAGTACTGACAATACCAACGTCAACGGCGAAGACATGGCTAAGATTGAGGAGAATATGCTTCTTCCGGTTTCAGGTCAGATTCTGCCTGTTCGCTGGCTGGCGCAACACAACAGCGAAAAACCGGTCACGCACGTTTCACTGGACAAACTGCGCGCATTACATAACGCACAGGATGAAAAACTTCCCGCCGTTACCGCGCTGGCCATCTCAAATAAAGCAGTGCAACTCGAACCGCTGGAGATTCGGGATTTGTACAAACTGGTGCGAGACACTGACAAAGTTTTCCCCGCCCCCGTAAATTCGGACCTGGGACTGATGACCTCTTTTATCGAAGCATACCTGGGCGCTGACTACACCGATCGCGGTCTGCTTACAAAAGAGTGGATGAAAGGAAATAGTGTTTCACGCATCAGCCGCACGCCATCCGGCGCTAACGCTGGCGGCGGCATTCTTACCGATCGCGGCGAAGGTTTTGTCCACGATGATGCGTCAGTGGCGCGTGACGTAGCCACTGGCGTACTGGCCCGTTCAATGGACGTGGATATTTATAACCTTCATCCCGCACACGCTAAACGCATTGAGGAAATTATCGCTGAAAATAAACCGCCATTTACTGTGTTTTTCAGCAAATTCATCACCATGCCGGGCCACAAGGATTACTCCCGCGCCATCGTGGTTGCGTCCGTGAAAGAAGCACCAATTGGTATAGAGGCTACTCCCCACCGTGTCACCGAATACCTGAATAAGGTGCTGACTGAAACCGATCATGCCACCCCTGATCCGGAAATCGTGGATATTGCCTGTGGCCGCTCCTCTGCCCCGATGCCGCAGCGTGTAACAAAAGAAGGAAAACAGGATGATGAAGAAAAACCGCAGCCATCTGGCGCAATGGCAGATGAACAGGCAACGACTGAAGCAGTGGAACCGGATACAACTGAACATAATCAGGACACGCAGTCGATGGATGCTCAGCCACAGATAAATTCTGTTGATGCGAAATATCAGAAACTGCGTGCAGAACTCCATGAAGCCAAGAAAAACATTCCACCCAAAAATCCTGTCGATGCAGATAAATTACTGGCTGCTTCTCGCGGAGAATTTGTTGAAGGGATTAGCGACCCGAATGATCCAAAATGGGTGAAGGGGATCCAGAGTCGCGATGATGATGACCAGAATCAGGATAAAGCGGAACAAAACAGCCCAAATGCGTTACAAAACGAGCCAAAAACAAAACAACCAGAACCAGTAGTGCAACAAGAACCAGAAAAAGTTTGCACCACATGTGGTCAGACCGGTGGCGGCAACTGTCCTGACTGTAGTGCGGTGATGGGGAACGCAACCTACCAGGAAACATTCGATGAAGAGAATCAGGCTGAAGCTCAGAAAAATGATCCGGAGGAAATGGAAGGCACTGAACATCTGCACAAGGAGAACACTGGCAGCGATCAGTATCACGCCAGCGATAATAAAACTGGCGAAACAGCAAATCCCTTAATTAAAGTGAACGGTCATCATGAAATCTCATCCACCAGCAGGTTGTGGCACCATCTGATGATTGACCTTGAAGCAATGGGAAAAAATCCTGATGCGCCAATAAACGCTATAGCCGGTAAGTTTTTTGATCCGGCAACCGGAGATATGGGGCCAGAATTCAGCAAAACTATCGATCTGGAAACCGCAGGCGGGGTCATCGATCGGGACACCATTAAGTGGTGGCTGAAACAGTCACGCGAAGCACAATCCTCCATTCTGACCGATGAAATCCCGTTGGATGATGCACTGCTGCAATTACGGGAATTTATCGACGAAAACTCCGGTGAATTTTTTGTTCAGGTCTGGGGTAACGGTGCAACTTTCGACAACGTGATTTTACGCCGTTCATATGAACGGCAGGGGATCCCCTGCCCGTGGCGTTACACCAATGATCGCGATGTAAGAACGATGGTTGCTCTGGGACTGGTGATGGATTTCGACGCAAGAACGACTATTCCATTCGAAGGTGAACGCCATAACGCCCTGCACGATGCGCGTTACCAGGCAAAATACGTTTCAGCCATCTGGCAAAAACTGATCCCGAGTCAGGCTGATTTTTAATGTTCAACCCGGATCGCCGCTAACGGCATATAGTTAGCGGCGGTTGTGAGATATAGCTATGAGCAGCATATTTTTAACCGAAAATGAATTGCAAACGTTAACGGGCTGCAAATATGCAAGCCACCAGCGCAACTGGTTAATAAAAAATGGGCTTCCGTTCTATACCAATCGTAGTGGAAAACCGATCGTCAGTCGGGAACTGTTTACCTGTATAAAAACTTTACCACCACGTGAGGCTGAACCTGATTTCGGTGCGATCTAATGGGAAGACGAAGGAAAAATCCCGAACACGAAAAATTACCGCCAAAGGTATACCCCAATAAATATAGTTATGTATGGAAACCGACATCCAGAGAATCTGTAACCTTAACTGCAATCGAGGATGGTTTAGCCGCATTATGGAAAAAGTATGAAGAAACGGTTAACCATCGCGATCGCGCAATGACATTTGGGCGTTTGTGGGAAAAATTTCTCGCCAGCGCCTATTACAGCGAGCTTAGTCCTAGAACTCAAAAAGATTATCTGCAACATCAAAAAAAGTTGCTGGCCGTATTCGGTAAGGTGCTGGCCGATTCTGTAAAACCAGAGCACATCAGACGATACATGGACAAAAGAGGCGAGCAGAGTAAAACGCAGGCAAACCATGAAAAAAGCAGTATGTCGCGCGTTTATAGTTGGGGGTATGAACGAGGGTATGTAAAGGCTAATCCTTGTGCCGGTGTAAGTAAATTCAAGGCAAAAAACCGAGAGCGCTATGTGACTGACAAAGAATACCAGGCCGTATTAAGCGTGGCTCCTGTGCCTGTTTTTATCGCGATGGAAATTGCATATCTGTGCGCAGCAAGGATTTCCGATGTGTTATCTCTGAAATGGGAACAGATCGGAAACGATGGGATCTTTATCCAGCAAGGTAAAACAGGAAAGAAACAGATAAAAGCCTGGAGCCCCCGCCTGCAATCAGTTATAGAAAAAGCCAAACAACTCCCCAAGTCGGCCTATGTAATCAGCAATCAGTACGGCAACCGTTACATGTATAAAGGATTTAATGAAATGTGGGTTGAGGCAAGAAATTTAGCAGGACAGATATCTGGGATCGCCACCGATTTTACGTTCCATGACCTTAAAGCCAAGGGGATATCAGATTACGAAGGTAGTAGCCGGGATAAACAACTTTTCTCTGGTCACAAGACCGAAGGACAGGTATTAATCTATGACAGGAAAGTGAAGATCTCACCTACACTGGATGTACCTTTACCCCAGAATATTCCAACAAAATATTCCAAGTAATTCCAAGTGTGATTTTTATCACTGACTTGATGGCGTGTAAGTGATTGAATTTTGGCGGAGAGAGGGGGATTTGAACCCCCGGTGGAGTTGCCCCCACTCCGGTTTTCGAGACCGGTCCGTTCAGCCGCTCCGGCATCTCTCCGTTCAGATGGTTGCCATGATGCCAGGAAATTTGGCATTTTAACAGTCCCTGTCCGTGCAATTTTGTTCAAGTGACGAGTTTGCGAGCAAAACGATGATTAAGTGGCCCTGGAAAGTACAAGAATCAGCACATCAAACTGCCCTTCCCTGGCAGGAAGCACTATCGATCCCCCTTTTAACGTGTCTGACGGAACAGGAACAAAGCAAATTAGTCACTCTTGCCGAACGTTTTTTACAGCAAAAGCGGCTTGTTCCTTTACAGGGCTTTGAACTGGATTCATTAAGAAGCTGCCGGATAGCACTTCTATTTTGCCTACCCGTTCTGGAGTTAGGACTGGAATGGCTGGATGGTTTTCATGAAGTCTTAATTTATCCTGCGCCATTTGTGGTCGATGATGAATGGGAAGACGATATCGGTCTGGTGCATAACCAACGTATTGTTCAGTCAGGTCAGAGCTGGCAGCAAGGGCCTATCGTTTTGAACTGGTTGGATATACAAGATTCTTTTGATGCTTCTGGTTTTAACCTGATTATTCATGAAGTCGCTCATAAGCTGGACACCCGTAACGGCGATCGCGCCAGCGGAGTTCCCTTTATTCCGTTGCGTGAGGTTGCTGGCTGGGAACACGATCTTCATGCTGCAATGAACAACATTCAGGAAGAAATCGAATTGGTTGGCGAGAATGCGGCGAGCATTGATGCTTATGCTGCCAGTGATCCTGCTGAATGTTTTGCCGTACTTTCTGAATATTTCTTTAGCGCCCCAGAACTTTTTGCTCCTCGTTTCCCTTCATTGTGGCAACGTTTCTGCCAATTTTATCAACAAGATCCTTTGCAGAGACTGCATCACGCTAATGATACAGACTCGTTTTCGGCGACGAATGTTCATTAA